CCGTCAACTTGTAAATCATCATCAAAAGTCTTTTTCCCATAGAACTTCTGTATTCCATCGTCTACATGTCCCCACTCAACTCCAGCTCCTGCTTTTTGCAAATCACTCAAATTATTATGAATTGAAATTGGAGAAGTAGTAAATGTCTCCTTAAACACACTTTGTATATTACCCTCATTAGCTAATTCACTTTTCTTAACAATAATTCTACCTACTAATATACAATGGCTCGTTATTAGTATTGGCAAATTAGATGGTTCGGAACTATCTCTTGCAGCGTCTTCATCCGAATACTCCTCACCAAGTACTGAATAAATATGTGCATCTTCCTCCACACCTCTATACATCCAATTAACAGTCCATTTCTGATTGCCTAGTGTTGTCAATCCTGTAGCATCTTGGTATTGAGTGTTATTGTATGTAGTTCCAAGTATTTGACTCCACACACTGCCATTGTAAGACATTTGATAGAAATCATCAGTAGCAGTATTTACTGCATCAAGAGTAAGTGGCTCTACGTATGCTTTATATACAATACCTGTCGTTAGTAAAACATTCCTACTAGCATTACCAGATATTACAAGACCTGTGTATCGTGTAAATCTATTTAGCCTACTTAGAGTTTCCAATACTTTATTCATAGCACCAGACCCCATATTGCCAAAATCAATAGGATGTATTGTAGCACCTTCTAAGTAGATAGAAAATATAGGAATCTTATTAGAACTATTTAAATTATCCTTATTAGTGGTTGTAGCATATATAGGTGTTCCAGAATTATAATCGATGTGAACATAATTAAGGTCTCCATCTACCAATGCTAAGTTATTTATGATAGCTATTGTGTAATTAACAGGAACTCCTGTATAGTTAGCATTATCATACAATGAAGCATTACAGGTTGCTATATTAATTGTACCATCACCATTATTAGTAAGAGCCGGTAAAGTTGACCCAGTTATACCTGCCGTAATGAACTCCGTAGAACCTTGACTGTATGTATCATCAAAGTTTGAATTTATTTTTGCTCTTATAGCACCCATTGTTTCTAAATTATTTAATACTTGCTTTGCCATTTAATCCTCCCAAATTTCAGTATCGTTCCAAGTTTCAGTATCTATCCAATAATTAATGGTGTCTATAATCTTTTGATTTAACATAATTAAACTCCTAAGTGATAAATCTAATGAAAAATACATATTACCCCCTTAATGTTTATCATAATGAGCATATATAGTGCCACTAGCGAGTTGTATTTGTGAAGCAGGGAATATTATCACCTGTCCAGTTGCAAAGCTGTCAGAGGTTAATCCCATAACATTACCGTCAATATCTAAACAACCTGCACCCAACACACAGTCTGATATTACCGTAAAAGCTTGTATATTTCCTTCAAATGCTGTAGTATTACTAATCTTCTCAATATAGTCTGCATTTGATTGATTAAATTTGTCTCTTTTATTTCTACCTTCATTACTCATCACAACCCCCTTAATCTTCTATTCTAAATGTAATTAACTTCTTTTCAGTTGCTGTAAACTTTATTTTCATATAACTATAATCCCTATTCAAAGGCTTGTATTCAACCACCTCTGCGATCCCTTCTATATATACGTATTTGTCAGGATTAGGTGATATAAAGCAACGTGTACTTAATAATACTTGATCTATAACTACCGCTATATCTTCATTGACAGCATTGAGTTCGATCTCAAAATTCCAAAACACACCGTCTTCTTCTTTTGCAGTAGAGCCATCTAGTAATGTGTCATTACTGTAAAGATATTTAACTTTCCTGTCTATCTTTAAATCAATAGCTATTTCGCCTTCTATTTCAAGTTCGGATACTCCACCATAAATAATCTTATCTTGCTGTATCCTAACAAGATAATATCCATAATCTATATCCTGCATATCTTCGCCAAAACTTATTCCAGCTGTATAATCAAACATCTAACCTCCTTTTTTCCTATAATAAAGTTCCAATTCCATTATTATAAACATTACTTCTCTCATTTGAATCTAAATTATAATTAAAAACTCTAAAGTCTTCCAGATATAATCCTGTAGTTCCATCGGAATATATATTAAAAAACTGACTTGTATTATCACCTTTAATGTTAAGTCGCCCTATTTGTGAATCAACAACAGTATTGTCCACATATAGCCTTATAAATTCCTGTGTACTATCTATTGATAAGATTATATGTTTCCATGACCCCATAGGTGTAGCATGTATTACATTTGTAGTTGTATTACTATTAGAAATCTCACAATTCAATTCATTGCCTTTAAACTGTATTGCCATATAGTCTAGTGAACTTGTTTTAAATAAAATGTTAATTTTAGTAGTACTAAGTGCAGAATAATAGTTCATCCAAAAAGCAACAGTAATATTGTTAGAATTTATACTAAATTGTTCAGAAGCTATTAATGACGATGAACTTCCGTATGGCAGATAATAACTATTTCTTATCTTACCAGTTTGATTAATAGTAGTGCCTGTGTTTGTTAAGTTTTGCTTCTCTGTGCCAAAATTATTAACAACTACTCCTGTCTCCTCTTGTAATTTGTAGTGTAAAATAGGTATGTTTTGAGTTATATACTCTTGATATGATTCAAGCTCAATAACTTCTTTGTGTTTAGTCATTTTAGTGATTATACCATAACTAACACCATCTTTAATTAAATTATTGCCTATTCTAATATCTTGATTCTTATTCTTGATTTTAACTTTGTAATATATCACATTATTAAATTTATCGTAATACCGTTGCAAAACATAATCGTTTAATAAAAAATAATTATCAGGACTTAATAAATTCAACTTGTAATCCTTATTATCAAGCTCCCTTAGATTTAAAGTTATATCCGAAACATCCACATTGCCCAATCCTGCATTAGTGATAATATTAATATCTGAATTGAAGAAATTAGATTTTAAACCACTTTGCTTCAGTATATCTGATAAGTAATTGAATATGTTGTAATTCTCCTCAGTATTATATAATAGATTATCAGAATATGACGAAGACTCCCACCTAGAAGTATATAAATCAGCAGGAACAAGCCCTATAACATCCACGATTATTATTCCTGTATAATCAAATATTGTACCATTGCTAATATTTAACCTACCACCACTGTAATTTCTAGTACTAAGAAAGTAATTAGTATTAATATAATCAAATGAATATAATCCAAGAGTTATCGTGTCTCCATAATCAGATTTTTGATAACTAGATGTAAAATCTAAAATATTCCACTTATAACCTAATGCTCCATGAATACCGCTTCTTTGTAATTCAAGCATTATTGTTTCAGTATTGGCACCTAAAAATGTACCAACTGGAATACAACAACCAATAAATTTGTTTCCACCCGAGCTAACTACTGAAAAATGCGGGAATATGAATATTTGTTTAGGACTACCTATGACATCATGTATATCAACAGTTCCTACCATATCGTAAGCTCCAAATCCGTTAATTTGTATTAAATGAACGAATCTATAGCGTTCTGATGGAGTTTCAGGATCAGTATAATCTCTCTCTGCAACAACTGCTATAGCACCTATATGCCTTTCATCTAAACTAGCTTGATTTAACGCATTACTAACTTGTGTCGATGTTGGAGAAACTGGCAATTCATCATAGGTATAAACCGTGTCAGCAATTTCATTATACAGGAAATTACTACTAATCACATCACAAACAACAAACCTATCATCCAATTGACCACTAAGGTTGTTCATGTTTAACCTACTTTGCAAGTCTATCTCTTGCCATTTACTATAACCTATAGCTATATCTTTGTTTTGGATAGTAATATTATGCGGAAATCCTTTTGCTTCCAATAACTCATTAGCCCTATGTTCAATAAATGAAAGTACACTACGGCTATTTGCAGTAGATTGATTTTCCCTAGCTACCTCATTAACATACATACCATTATCACGCAACTTTATTTGACCATAATAAGTAAAATCCATGTTTTCATAATCTACTGCGGTATTGAAGTATGTTTTTGCTTTATCTTTTTCAGGTTGTGACAAATTATCATATACATTGTCGGTCACATATTGATACTGATCATTACCTACATCTTTAAACTTATAACCCATATTTAAATTTTTAGCAAAATAAAATATACTAACAAATGTTATTGTCATTGTTTTTGTTTTGTAATCGTATGATACTAAGTTGGAATTTTGCTCAACTGGTATATACATAGAAAAACTACTACTACTAATGAAATCTAAGTTAAGATCACACTGTATAAGCGTCTTGCGATTAACTATAGCTGTTTTAATGTAATCCAATTCATCAGTATTAATCATAAAATTTAATGTTAAGTTATCTATTGTTCCGATAAACTTCACGGTATCATTACCAGTAGTGAATGATATATTATTATCCTTAACTTTATCAGTCAAATCATATTCTACACCATCTATATTTATTTTAATATAATTAGACATCACTAAACTCCAATGTACTTAATTGTTGATTATATTTACTAGTAGATGGCTCTAAATTAATTGCCATTACATCAGTATTCATAGTCATTGTTCCGCCTATAACCACTGGTGATTTCTCTTTATTTACCGCAATCAATACTTTATTCATGACATTCACTAACTCGCCTGTTTGGAAAATATTAGGTTGAACATATCCACCATTAGCATAACTTGTTGTGTTTAAGTTTTTCGGGATTGTTATTGAACCTATTGATCCTGCTTGCATTAGATCTTTAAGTTTAGCACCTTTTTTTGTTAATTCAAGAAGCTTTAACCAATCTCCAACTTGCCCCTTAACACTTTCTTGGGGAGCTACTATTTCACCACTATGAACAATACCTGCTGGTTGATACTTGCCTCCATCACCAGTATATCCACCTACTGCAAAACTTGGTTTAGTCGCCTGTATTTGAGCAACATTAGCCATTCCCTTAGCAACAACACTGGCCATTAATACATAATTTAAAGGTGGTACTGTAGAAGCAAGAGCTTTGTTTGCCGCTGAAAATGTACTTATAATAGCTTCGGCAGTAGAAAGAGCCTTCCAAATTCCAAATTGTTTTTTACCCATAGATTTAGCTACATCTGCAAAATTACCTAATGCTGTGATAGAGGCATTAATAGCTTGATCTTCTAACTTTATAATAGCTATTCTATCATTAGCAGCTTTCTCTTTAATCGCCGTTAATGCAGATTCGTATTGTTCGCCTAGTAATAGTTTTTGCTCATTAGCTAACTCTATAGCATCTATCTCTCTTTGATCAATTTCCATCGTGGCTTCTATTCCAGCTAGTGTAGCAGGTACTCTCTCATCCACACCACCAATGCCAACTCTTTTTAGCAATATGTCTTTAGTTCTCAACTCTCGTATTTTAATATTTTCAATTTCTTCATCAGTATGCTTTTTTAACAAATTTAACTTAGCTTGATAATATTGCTGGTCATTGGCTAATTTTCTCTTATTTGCCTCAACCTCAGTAATTTCCTCTCTGTCTGCAGCTTGACTAATAACTACTTGTGCATCAGCCTGATATTTTTTAAGCAAATTAAGATCATCTACATAACCTTTAGTTTTCTCTATATATTGCTTGACAATTAACTCTTTTGTTTTACCAAGTATTTCACCGATCAATAAAGCATTTGAATTTTTCTGTATCTTCATTTCTTCCTGAAGAGTTACTCTTCTTAATTGTGCTAATCTCGTTAAATTCTCTTGCTCTTTCTTTCGTGCATCTCTTAAATACTTATTACGAATACTACTTTTGAGTTGATTAGTTTTCGCTAATATCATTACATCAGTTTTACTATTATGTTTTAAATCTTCTTTCCAACTTGCTATAAACTTTTCAGCTTCCTTGAGTTCATTTTGCATTGCATTAGTATCTAAAAACACGGACAATCTTTCTAATTCAGAAACCTTACCTGATGCTTGCGACAACTCCTTATTAAACTCTTTTGTGAATTCTAACATAGATCTAAAACTATCACTTGATCGCTTAGAAACCAGTCCAAGCTCGTCCATTTGTGCATTAATAGATTTTTGTGCATTAACACCAGATCTTAATGATAAATTTATTTCATCTTGTATTATTTTTTGTTGCTCAAGGTTTTTTTTATGATTAGTAAGTGCATATTGTATATTACCATGCTGCCGCATACTCATTTCTCCAGCAAGAAACAATTCCTTCATTTGATTTCTCAAAGCATCTACATTTTCTATGTTTGTCAATTTAGACACATCTATGTCTGGAGTTTCGCCCTTAAAAATGTCAAATCTTCCTGTATCAAATGCTTTTTTTACATCAACAACTAATTTGCTAAAGGATTTTTCGTCTAACAATTTTAACTCAAACTCTTTACCTAATACAATTAATTCTTTAAGTTTTTGAACCTTCATGTCCAAACCAACCTGCTCGACCTTGTTAAGTTTTTCAGTATCAGTTATTAGTTCGTCAAGATTCATCATTCCAAATGCTTCAGGAGACAATTTTTTTAGTTTTTCAAATATATCCGTTATACCTTCTGTTTTAACTCCGCCACTTTGCTGTATGAGTTTTTTGAGAACAGAAGTATATATCTTAATAGACTCAATATTCTTATCTATATCTTTAATTTCCAAATTTACTACTTTTTCTCGAACAACACTTCTCATTCTGTCAAGTATCTTGTTTAGAAGCTCACTCTTTTCAATAACTTTACCTATTCCAGCAAACCAATCACTAGTGAAATTAACTATTTGTTTCATCTTACCTAATGTAGTTTCAAGTTCCGTAGCTGCTAAATCACCTACTTGTCCTTCTACAATATCAAGAATCATCTCTTGAGCTTTCAATAATTCATTCATCTCTGCATATTGTTTAATCTGTTTAGTTTGCTCTTTCGTGAATGATACACCAGCTCTATTCATTGCACCTAGGTTTCGTACTGGATCCTGCAATACTTTCCCAAGTTGTTTAGATGAGTTTTGTAAGCCACCAAATACTGCGTCTAAATCTAATGCTAGCTGATTAGCCCTAACAAATACCGTATCTAATCCTTTTTCTCTTGCAGATTCAGACATTTCATGCTTAAGTTCCATAAAGGTTAATAATATGTTTGTTGACTGCTTAAGTATCTCTTCATCAGCCATAATTGTATTATCTTGAAGTTTCTTTACCAATACAGCTATATCAGAGGCGTTTATATTAGCATACCTACCTGTAGCCTTAATTAACTCTTGGGACTTCCTGAGTGCCACATTTTGTTCATTATATATACTTAATAATTTATATGCACCTGCTATCATTGGCAAAAAAACAAATACCATTTCCATCAATGCCCTACGAACCATTCTTATGGCTTTAATTGCACCTTGTGTTGCATTTTGTACTTTTTTCCAAGCTGGAACTTGTTTGTTTATAGTATTAATCATATTATTTATTTCTTGTTCTATTTTTTTTGCATTAGCTACAGCTTTTTGAGCTGCCTCATTGCTTATTATATCAGCCCTAGCAGTTTTCTCAATCTTCTTATTTAATTTATCTATCTTTTGAGTTAGTTTTTCTAATTTGTCTATTGCTTTTTTAGCGCTAATATCAACACCAATTTTAATATCTGCCATACAACCCCCTTTTGTTAATTATTTAACACATTATTACAATCTCTATATATAGATAATCTAAAAGCCTCCATAAAATCCATTTCAAGCAAAGCATTATAGTGTAAAGGGTTGCCATTACTCCACATAATTAAACTATTATCAATAAAACTTTTTAAATTATCAATATTGAACTTTAATTCCGTACCAAGAAGACTACTGATACTATCCCTTGCATCACTCTTGATACGGTTTATTTTTTGTGTCAACTTATCATTAGATCCTAATTGTTTGTACTGCCGTCCAATCCGCTCAGTAATTCCGTTAAGACTGTTCCGTATTTTGGATATTTCGATAATGTCTTCTTGTATTTTTTTTTTAATTCCTCTATCAATTCCAAGATCTTACCAAAATCACCATCAGAACCTTCTTTATTATCAATGTCACTTGCCGTCACAGCATTTTTATTTCTATCAGTTAATATTAACGCAAGTAATTCACTCTCATTCTTACAAACCCCATTATCGTCCCATAAACCAGCAAGTATTCTAAGCTCTTTGAATTTCAAGGATGATTTTACTAAAAAAGGTTCTCCGAATAATGTAATATCATTTTTCATAATTATATTCCTTTATCTATTATTTATAATACCGCCGTTTGTTTGTATTAAAGCTATATCAGATTCTGATAACATTCTATTTTTATAATATCCAAATTCCTGTACTTTCATATTATAAGCACCAAGCAATTCGTACCCACCTAACGAAATATGACCATCAAACGAACTTAAATCTGTACCACCAACATCAGTAGTTTGTTTCACGCCATCTATCCAAACTTCCAATATCGATGAATCCCAACGACATATAACTATATACCACTCCCCAACATTCATAGGATTTGTGTAAGTATATTCTCGTTGAGGATATACAGAACTACGAAAAATAACCGCTGCATTAGAAATGCCAATCAAGCTACTTGGTACTTCGGCTTCTAACCTAGATATAAAAAGTTGTGCATCTACATCATCCCTTTTTACAACTAAAACAAATGATCCCTCATTTATTGTTTCTGTAACAACATCTGCTAATATTGTATTATTACCACTAGACAATTGATAAGCTCTATTATTATTGCCTTTATTATCAGGAATTAACACAGGATTTGTTCCTGCATCCCCAAAACTACCATCATTACCGTTCCCACTTTCATCATAAACGACCGTATCGCTTGTTTCAGTGAATGCAAACAGTTGATACAGTCCATCTTGAAGTTGTGTTGGAATAGGGTCAATTGTCCCCGCAGTAACTCAGGTCAAATCAATACGCTCGTAAGGATTCGATTTACCCGGCACTTTACGACCAGTGATTGTTAGATCTTCTGCCATAAGTAGAACCTTACCACCTATGTTAGATGTATAACCACCCATATCACCTTTATACATGAAGTATAAATCAGAAGGATCACTCTCGTTACTATCCTCGTACCTAATCATAATGTAAGGAAAGTTTTCTTCCGCCATTACTTCTAAAGCCTTGCTTAACTTGCTTGTTTTCATTTCAATAAAGTTAATGCCACTAAAAGTAGACGACTTGGTCTTTATAGATGCCACCACTTCACTAAATCCACTATATTTAGGTTCTTTGTCAACATTATATCCAAATTGAAATGGATTCTCATCTGTATTACCTAGACAAGAATACGAATCACTTGGTAAGACGAATTGTTTCGTGGTTGTATTATAATAATCAGCTATATCATAACTTGGTACACCAGCATTATATACTTGTTCACAAACATATACAATACCAGCACCTTTTGTTGTACTTGTGGCAGTGATGTCCCTAGTATTATTTAGAGCTGCTACTTCCGCAGGTAATGCCATTCTATACCTCTCTTTCTTTATTATTCATATTTAGTTCCATTGTGATCTAATCTTGTAATAACTCTTTTGTAGTCAGGATGCTTCGCACCATTAATTGTAATGCCTTCAACACCTAATAACACTTTATCTCCAACATTACTTGTAATACTACCACTCATAGAACCACTTGGTATGATATATATTCTATCAGGAATAGCACTTGTATCACTATCTTTGTATGTTGTAATATAAAATGTATATTGATTATCAGTGTCAAGCAAGGAAACAATCGCATCCTCTAAGATAGTCGTCTTGTTTTCAATAAAAGTAAACCCTGAAATATCTACGGTTTTTTCGGTATAAGATTGTTCTATTTCATCCATATTGTTCAAGTAATCTGTTTGCTCTCCACCCTCTGCAATATTTATATCACCATCCATTAAAATGTTGCCAAAGCATTTTGCATCAGTTATAACCCCAGTAGAATCATTTATAATGCTTGTTATGTTTTGATCAGCACTTAGTAAATCAGATACATATATTAATCCAGCACCTTTATATGTGAAATCAGTACCAGTCGCTCTAGTAATACCCAAATCAAGCATAAATACTTCTTTAGGTGTCCATTCAGAATATATTCTAGTAGCATAATTAGAGAATGTTTCAGTAAATGCACTTGTCTTATGCTTTAATTCAAAATAATCTAATGTTGCTGAATAAGGCTCTCCCAATGCTCCGCCACCGACATATTGTGTAGTCCCTGTTCCAGTAATAGTAAGAGCTACAGGCCCGTCAAATGCACCACCGTTTAAAATCACTCCAACATCTCCATCATATAAAAGCTCAAATCCAACACTACAATTATCTTTATATACATAACCATCAACATACGATTTAGCAACACCGTCATATATAAAAATTTTCACTTGTCCTTTTGGATCAGCATTCCATGTAGCTAACTCACCAGCAGAACTGATTTGCGAACCATCTATATGAGCTTCAAATCCAATTGAGCAATTATATAACAAGCTCGCACCATCAAATAAAAATTGATCTACACTGTGATCGTCAACTGTATTAATAGTCCAATTCAAAGCTAATCTAGTGAAATCACCTGCGGTATAACTTTTTACAAATGCTAAACTTGTATTTGCATCTGCACCCCAACTAGCATTACCCTCGTATCCTGCAAATGCTTCATCATTTTTGTTTGATTTAAAACTCTTGCCAGCTTCATCAGTAATACTTACTGTCTCTCCGTCACTAATTAAATTACCAATTCCGTATTTAGGACTTATAACAACACTTGAGTCCGTAAAAACTCCCATTTAATACTCCCTTCCTTGATTTAAATATAAAAAAAAGGGGTATTACCCCCTTTATAACTATCTATGCTATTACGCCTTCAAGAACCAAAATATTTAATGGGTTCTTAATTAAAAATCCATAAGAAGCATCCATCCATATTTTGTAATCACCTAAGGCTCTATCTACTGTGTGGTTTTCTGTCACCAAATCCCTCATCACAAAAGGAATTGTACCTGTTTTCCATTTAGACCAAGTAAGATGATTCATGCCGTCTCTGTTTCTAATAGACACATTCGGTGATTTGTGCATGATATACATATTCTTGTCACCAGTCCATACATTACCGATACTATCCTTATTACTATCAGGAGTATCAAATATAACTACTTTAGATACCATATTGCCAAATACTTTATCTCTAATCATGTTTTCCAGAGCATTACCGTTAACATCCCATTTATAATTAAGCATGTCAGTAAAATCAAATCTTGTTCTCAAGACTGCAACTACATCTCTTGGAACACCAACAATAAGATTATCCCTATTTACTAACTTGTCTAAATATGCAGTATATACCCCAAGAATATTATCCGCAGTATCTAATCTGTCAGCACTCGCAACAGTTTGTGTATTAGTTATTCCAGCCAATGCAGTTTTAAATGCTACTTCATTTTTGAAATCATAGGCATCAATCAAAGTTTTACTTAAAAATATTTTCTCATCTCTTTGTTCCTTACTGTCCATCTCGTCCCATTCTAAAGCATCGATTTTTTCACCATCATCAAATATTGAAAGAGAGTATTCTAAACTATCTTTCTCTACTGTACCAAACACTCTTGAGTTAGTTCCAGAAGATTTTAAATCTGCAACACGAGCTGCTTGTAATTTTCTCACTGCTTGTTTCAATTTACCCTTTCTATCCTTAACAGATAGTGAAGATAAAAAATTATTGTAAGCAAAGTTGTTATTAAAATACCCTATTGATCCCAGGTATTCAGGCAACCATTTTATTGGTCTTGCTATGTTATTTGTACTCATTTCCCCCCCTATGTAAGCTTATATGCTAATTGACAAAAATATTCAGTGTATAATGTGTCATCTTGATACCAACTGTGTGATTCAGGTAAAGATGTTATTGTTCCAACTTCAATAGTACCTGCATCAGTTGTCCCCTTATCAACTATTAAACCGTTTTCATCAATAACAGCTTTTGTACCAACTGTCACATCAGTAGATTTACAATGAACCATAACGAGCATTCCATCCTCTGTTAATACAGATAATGTCTCGGCAGTAAGATAAGTGTGTTTATCTCTATTTAGTGCATCAACACCAGTTTCATCAGCAACAGTTACTTTTCCTGCAGCAGTATATTTTACAAATTGTCTTGCTTTGATACCACCATCGCTTATATACGCTGGAGCTTCCTTTGTAGTTTGTGCGCTTTCTTTCCAAGCCATCATATCCTCCTTATTTATCCTCTACTTTGTCTAATATTTCCATTGCTTCTTCATGATCAGGTTTCCTATTATGTTTCTTTATAAAAGCATTATATAAACCCGAATATGTATTTTCACTAAACTCTTCTTTTTCAATATCCTGATTCTTCATTTCTCTTGCAGAAAATCCATCAAGTATTAAATCAACAACCTCAAGACCCATTGAATTGCGAGCATTAATCAAGTTTTCTAATTCTTTTTCAGTACCATCTTCTTCTGTTTTAAGTGTAATACCACGAGCGTTAACTAAAGCTTGCACTTCATTTCTAACTCTTAATTCATTAGCAACTTTAAGATCTTTCTTTACTGCAACATACTTCTCGGCAATTTCCTTATTTGTCAATTCAAGCTCTCTTACTCTCGCTTGAGCTACTTCTAGTACATTTGTTGGTTTATCAACATTACCATCTTCCTTCTTTCCTTTAGGCATTAAATCCCCCTTTTGTATTTTTGTTACACCACGATTCTGTAACATATTAGTATGACGCACTTTTGAAAAATTAGTATTATCACTTTCATTCATTATTCCAGTTATTATACCTAACTCTAGTGCTTCATTTGTATTCAAGAACCAGTTTTTACCTTTAACATGATCCAATAATTCCTGACCGTTCATTTTAGTGTTTTCAGAAAGCAAGTCAAACAATTTACTTTGTAGTACTTCTGCTCTTTCAATACTATCTTTTTGCTCGCTTACAGTTCCGTAATTACCACCTGATACTTCATGTATCATTATACTTGTTGAATTAGTCATGTATCTTTCATCCCCAAGAGAGAGAAGTACTGATCCAGCCGACATTGCAACCCCAAAAGCTACCGTCACCAATTTGTTATCCATAGCTTTAAGTGCATCAACAAAACCAAACATTGGTTCAATATAACCACCATACGAATTAATGACCAAGTACACATCGTCTTTATAACCGTTATCAAGTATTTCACCAAGCCTATTCGTAGCCTCTTTCACCGAGTATTCATCTACATTATCAAAAAATAATATTGACTTATCCATATTAATATCCGTGAACTTTAACAATTTTACACCCCCTAACTCCATACTTTATTTAATTTTACACCATCACCCACCAATTTCGGACTAGCATTGTCTGGGTAATTATTTTTACCCAATGCTTTAATCATACCAATAGCTTCATTTCTATCTATTATAATCAATGAATTAACCTCTGATATATCACTTAATGTAGCCCATCCACTCAAACTAATTTCAGCCATGGCAATTTTTAATACTAATGTTTTAAATATGTCACTACTGCTAGCTAAAGATGATTTAATATACTGATACATATAAGCATGAGCATCATTAATCCCTGCTTGTGTCCTGCTCGCTATAATATTCAATAACCTAATCTGTTCAGCTGTTAAATCACCATCTAAAGGCTCACTATTAAATATTTTTCGTAAATTAGAATCTATTTTCTCTATAGTTATATCCCCAAGATCCTCATAAGCCAATAGGCAAAAATTAGATATGGTTTGAGTAGAATATTTATCTAGTACATTTATACCTGTTATTATCATATCCATAACTTACTCCTTAAAAATTTGCATAAAAAAAATAGCAAGATTAAATTAATAACCTTGCTATATATATTATTACCAATCTCTATTACACTTCCACGATAGGTACGATTAGTTAGTCTTATTACATGGTTGAGGTATCAGGATTCGAACCTGAAAATACTGGAATCAAAGTCCAGTGCCTTGCCGTTTGGCGATACCTCAATTTATATATAAAATGGAGACGATACCCAGAATCGAACTGGGAAAAATAGATTTTGCAGATCCACGCCTTTACCAATTTAGCCATATCGCCGTATATAAAAATGGCGGAGAGTATAGGACTCGAACCTATAAGAGTGATTAGCTCGGTAGTTTTCAAGACTACTGACTTACCATTAGCCTAACTCTCCGAATATACTGTTGATTTAAAACAAAAGCCTACGAGTAAGTTTTATTCATATTTCTTACTCGTAGGCTTTGTCAATATAAATATAATACTTACCTACTTGAAAGTCAAGTATTATTTTAGGTTGTTTCTAATTCCATTACAAATACAACTTGATTTCCTTCATTGTTCGGATATATTGATACTATTTCCGCAAATAAATTCTTGTTTATTTCACCTTTAATTTTCGCCACAATTCCCATGGCATCCGCTGTTGTTTTTTCTACATTCGCATTTACATTCATAACAATACTAATACTAGCATTAGCACTCATAACAAAATTATTATTATTTAATTTCGATACATTAATATTAACAGAGTTGCTTGTATAGCTATGTAATATTTCTAATAATTTATTCTCGTCATAATAGGTTTGCTTTAGCTTGACTGACTTACTCTCAATCACAGGCTTTATCATATTGTAAATTTTATTACTAAATGCTTTCATGTCCATTTCCATAATCACCCCTTCATAATACCTTTAAACTCTATTTCTAAAAATGTACCTAATTCTTGAACAATAATATCTTCGATCTTCTTTTGTTCATGTGTCGTTAAATAATAAAATTCTCTTTTAGGTACTACACTTTTTTTTGAAAACACTGTTTTTCCAGCTAATTCATACCTCAATACCTTTTTTCTTACAGGTTTAACCGTATAACCTTTATGGTGAGCCAATGCTCTTTTCATAGTAGATCCAATCACAACACCATATCTTCGCTTATACCATTTAATATTATTGTACATTTTACCCGTATCGTACAGTGTGGTACCACCAGTTAATTTTGCACGAATAGATTTTGTCCAAGGATATCTACTTCCACGACCCTCGTAATCAATATGTCTACGAATCCTACCCTGTACATATACACCTAGTTTCTCACTCAATATACCCATAATGAACTTTTTATTTCGCTTAGTTTGTCGCATAAAGCTCATATTTCCCCCTAAAAATCACTCAACTTCTTATCATACATATACTTATAATTATCAACTAAAGATTCCATGTTTTCTAATTTGAAGTCAAAACCTATATCTGGTAAAATAAATACGGATTGCTTTGATAATAATGTTTCTTGAATATCACTTTCGTTAAACTCGCCTTGCTCTAGTGGTTCAAGATAAGACCTACAGTTAAAATGATTAGGCGGTGCTATTAATTCAGTAATACTATCACCAACTCTAAATATCTTTCCATTATAACTTCTACAAAATTCAGTAGTTCTATTGTCTAAAGTAGCAGTGTACCTAACTGCTGGATATTTATCTTTATTTTGTACAATCTCAAAATAATAAGCAGCTTGAAACAACTTGACAGCATTCGAATCAACAATGCCTAATAACTGCCTTTTATCAATAGCATACTTTTCTAATTCTTGTCGCACAACATCCCAACCTTCTGGTATTGACTCTGAAATCTTTTCGACATTGTCCAATAATGTCATCTTTGACACTTGGGAACTATGCTTAGACATATCTTTAATTTGCTTATGAATTTTCTTAAATTTACTCTCGGTTATCAAATCATTATCTATAGCGATATTCTTTAAGGTATTGTAATTTCCATTAAGATTAAATTTCTTTACAGATAATCCATAAACCATCAATAAAGCATATAGATACGAATTTATCATTATATTTTCTATCTCAGTATCTAAACTATCGTCTAACTCGTCAAGCAAATATTCTTTATTAAATTCAGACTTATTGGATATAAGCTCAATATACCTGTCCATTATTTTCTCTATATTATCCAGCGGATATTTATCTACAATTAAGTAAAACACTTTCCTTAACGAGGCAATCTTTTTTTTTTAAGCAACTCATCAGAAGCATTTCTTAAACCTAAATTAACTTGTTCAGTATTTAAATCCTCTTCAATGGATATATCTTCAATATCGCTCTCGTCCTCAACAAGACTTGCAATATCAATATTAAACTCATCTGCCACATACTGTTTATTAACCTTTATCCCAGTAGCCTCATAAACTCCCTTCAATAACAAAGCTTTCTCATGTAGATCTTTTGGCATTTCCAACATAAAATAATCATTCGGAACTTCAAAAGATGTATTGAAATTAGCATGAATGAACTTATTAATCAAGCTATTTAAAATATTATTTACAAATCTCATGTCGTCCTTGACCTTATTCTCACCTACCATAGACAATTTAGCTGTAGCTGTAGATCTCGTCCCATATCTCTCTTGTTCAGTACCTGCTCCAGTCCCTAAAATTAATTGAGCTAATTGATCATAATTGAATCTCAAAAACTTCTCAAAACTATCAGTAGGTCTCGTGTCATTAGGTATAGATTTAATGGGGAACTTTTTGTCATCACTACTTGGTGCACTAACAATAGCTATTCTATCATTCACATATTGATCTAAAGCCTTAACAGCATTTTTATAATCCTCTGAATTTTCGTCTGTATTCCCACTGGTTAATACATAAAAAATGCTTGGTTTACCATATAGTTGATTCTTATTAATCCAATCTCCTATTGTCCAATAATTTGCAATAATAAGTTTAAGAGCAGGTGTCAATAATATTCTATCATTTATTAAATCCTCTATTATCAATATATTATCACCGTCAATCTTATTTTTTACCTCATACTTATACGCATTTTGTCTATATATATAATATTGATCATTTTCAGGATTTTTTTCGAAAAATCTCTGATCATGCTCATTAAATGCACCAACAGGATATAATTTACCGTTTATTCTCTGAATATTCATTTCAGCGACACTAAAGCTTCTTAATCTTGCATTAATAATTATATCTATTAAATCAGGCAAATATATCTTTTTGATAAAATCCTTAACATAACTCTTTATGCTACTAGGTGTATTATCGGGCGGATTCAATGTGAAATTCAAACTCTTAATAGCACTCTTTCTATTCTGAATAAGAGATGAAACTTTCAAGTCATTATCTGCTATAGATGCAAATAGTGACTGCAACTGTATAGAATGTCCATAAATATATTTATCGCTATCCGCCCTCATAGCATCGTCTACTTTCTTGGGTGTAATGTCTGATTGTAAATAATATAACATTTCATCCAATAACTTCTTCTCATTCCTCTTTATCTTCTTGCTTATATCCACTTAAGCCTCCTATCCAAATTTTCGATTCCTCAATAAACTATTTTTAGGTAAATCATATACTTTTGTAATCATATTCATTGATGCCAACATATCAACAAGCCCTACAACACTATCGGGAGCATCATCATGCTTAGCCTTACCTATCCTTGTAATAGCCTGCATATTCTTATAAAATGTAGCATATTGCCCGTATCGATCATACCCCTTGTCAGATTCATCAATAAACCAACAAGTTCTCTTCACTTCTCCAGCAGCCATAATGATTCTACCTAATTTATTACCCATATTCTTTACGGTATCAACTTGACAAAAGTGAGTTGCCTTGCCTTTATTTTTTGAAAGCATATTAATTACATCTATTGCTCGCCTTAATTCAATTACAAATCTTGACCCATCATTATTTTCTTCAACTACAATATTTTTTATTTTATGCTCAAATATTTTATCAACAATAACAGGAATCGTGTCTTCTATAGGGTCTTGTGTGAACACCACATCATGAATATATAATTGTATATGATTAAACACCGACCCTTCTTTAGGGACTACCATCTTGGCTATAGGCATACTTAAATAATCAATACCTTTATCAGCAACATCAATATAAGCAACATTCCTGCCGTCTTTTGGCATACGATGTAAAAGAAATTTGTTTAAACTTTCGTCAGGAAAAATCTTACTTAAAGCATCTATAGGTTTCTGCATATATTCTGCTGCCCATACCACTGGATCAATAGTGTCTTGTAGTTCTATGTATTGTTCAGTGGTTCTACTGTACTCACAATAGCTTTTTCCGTTTTCATCCAATGCAGGTATAATTATTTCTTTATCGTAATAAGGTACTCCTTTTTCATTTCTAACTCTACGGGATAATGTCCCTATTAAATCTTCCTTGTGCCATCTTGTACCAATATCAATACGCCTAACATTAGGATTGCCAAATCTACTTGTGTGAGAACCATCAAACCATGTTATAACATTCTCTCTTACACTATCTGAACTTGCTTTAATGAAATCAGGAAAAACATCATCAGTAATTGCATAAGCATTAGCACCGAACCCAATAATATTACCACCTACACCATTACCAAAGTAATAACCTTGACTTACATCACCATCTAATTCACCATTTTGCTTGTATTTAATAACTCTCCAATTTGCTAATCCCTGCTGATTTGGATCTAATCGCACCAACGGAAATACTTCTTGAAATCTCTTTGATCTTACTATATTCCTAATGTCTCTTGCAAATTTATTATACAAATCTGAATTACAAGTATTTCTCATTATTGCCAAATCAGGATTTATACCAAAAGACCTACTTACAAATATTGAAATAATATAAGATTTGCCAGCTCTAGGAGGTAATGATAATGCTATTCTCTCCCATTCACCATCTTCCATCTTCTGTAGTGCTTCTATAACTTCAACCAAATATGGTCTTTTTATTAAATCAAAGAAATCACTATCCATATATTGCACATATCCTAAAACGGATTCCCTAGCTTTTTGAAGTTTTAATTCTTTAGTGAGTTTTTTCAATCTAACAACAGTGCTTTTATTCATCTTGTTCAATTGAAGCACCTCCTTCTTGGATGATTTTTCCATTCGTAAGAGAAGCTATTTCTTTCAGTAGCGAATCAATATCGCCATCTGCTTCACTTAATACAATATCTTTATCCTTTGTTGACCACCCTTGTTGAATTAACTCCAATTTAACCATTGATTGGGGTATAGTATTATCTAAGCCACCTCTTTCAACTCCAGACTCTTTCTTGTTGTGACATAATAAGATTAAATTCTGCAATGCTGGAACTCTCATAAATTCATCAAATGAAATGCCACTAAGAGATGTAAATTCCTTAATAATTGGAATAGGGGTTTCCTGAATGTACTTATAAAAGTTTTTTCCTAAGTCATCGATGTCATCGTTCGTAATAAACTGCTTACCTATTTGACCCCATTCACTTACCTTTGGTAGACTTACCATTCTCTTCATTTTTACCTTCCTTTTTAAATAAACTATCTGTCTTATTTAAATTTCTCGCTATCCTCCCAGTCAATTCTTCTTGTTCTTTAATATAATCTTCAATTTCTTCTCGTGTCATCTCGCCTTTTCTGTATCGTTCAACAAAACTTAATGGAACAAATATACTATCAGGATACGGTACATCACCCAATCGTAATGTATTGTTATGTTCACGCCTTGTCTCTTTCCTCATTTCACCCCTAAATTGATCTGTGGATAAAAAATAAGCCTTATAAAAATAAGGCACAAACTCTTCATCAGGATAATGTTTCTCATTCAACTCTCTTGTCCACGAGTTGTCAGCTTTTGGTATTGGTCTTAAAAACAACTTCCCGATACCTGGTATCCGAACCATACCTTCCTTTATGATTTTCTGTTTCATTAACTCGAAATACCTATCCATTAACTCGTTAAATTCCAATCTGCCAATATCGATACCAGTCATATTCATATTACTATAATTTATCTTGGTTGGAGCACAATTTGATATGTAATTCTTCTGCTTCCTACTAATTTTTAAACTAAAAGGATCTCTCATTACACCTACTACATAACCTTGCTTTTCCTCATATTCAGATCTTTTTTTTGCTTTGTCATCTGACATTACAACCTCCATTTATTTGTAGATACAAAAAAAATACACACCAACTTTACTTGATATGTATTTGTCGAACCTCTTATAATATAATACTTACCTGCTGCTTTGTCAACCTTTTAATATTTTTCTTATATCATCGCTAAAATCAATACAAGTTATAACCTCGTATTCTGCATTCTTTTTATTAAACCACACTATCTCTAATGTATCCACATTTATATCAGCGACATCCTTCAGTAGTACCTTGTATAAGCTTAATTGAATACTGTACTTTACGAAATTACATTCTTGATATTTATTAAACGGATACAACATTTCATTACCATATTTACTATATGTATTTATATCCTTGCTAGTTTTATAATCAATCAATACTACTTTCCCATTACGATCCATTGCTAACAGGTCACCAGAACCAGCAACCTCATAATCAAGCGACCCTAACACTACTTCTGGAGCAATTGCTGTATATTTCCCACTTTTAAAATAATTGTTCCAATAACTATCGGCTTGCTGTCTTAATACTTCATCGTCACCTTCATAGATTGCATCAACACCATATCCCTTTTGCTCCATATACTCGTGAACATAATTACCTCTCACACATGAAGCATCAGCTTTCCTTTGCCACCTATCTTGTATATCCTGAATACTCACACGCTCCCTATTAGCCACCGCAGCAACTATATGTCCAGTAGGGTCAAATGGCTTATGATACTTCTTAATCCATCCCGTGCCACTTATTGGAAATGTATAATTAATTATTGGTATCGTATAGGTGTGTGATTTCTCATGAAATACGATATTGTCAAAATTATAAAGCTTCATTTTAATTATCCCTAGCTTATTCTTGAATGTATCAATCATTACCCAACTCCTTTTCTTAACATATCTATATACTTGTCAGTAGTTTTCTCGCACAAATCCATATTGTATTGTACTTTATTTATGCCAGTTATAATCCAAAACAACACTTCTAACATCATTGCCCATAAACTTAAACCTGCCCACGCAATCAAAAATACACTCACTGGTACAACACTCAATCTCCACAAAAATCTTCTCATTACTCCTCCTATTTATCCATCAATATTACAAACAACCCTACCTTATCACAAAAAAACCTCTTGTCTATATGACTATTTGGCTGTGAAACATGACTCTTTAATTTATCTAACTCAATATCAAGTGCTGATTTACTATTTAGTAATATTGCTTTATTATCTTGACGAAGATATAAATTGAAACAATATCGCTCACACGAAGGAAAACCATCACTTTCCTTATCTTCTACCGCTTTAATAAAAAACTTAAAGCCATCATATTCAAAATACACTACCCATGACTTAACCTTGGTAATTTTAAGTTTTGACAAATCCGTAATAATTGTCGACACTCCACTCATGACTCCTCCCTTTAACTGTATTACAACTAATATACTATCATCAATATTAAATGTCAAGCTTATTAAATAAGTTTTTAAAAATAACCTCTAATACATTGACTACTATTGAATTTCCCGCTTGCTTGTATAGTTGTGTGCTTGTGTTTGTGATCCTATACCAGCAAATGCTTCAAATACTTTTAGCATATTTTTCTCCTTATTGTTTTTTGTTTAAATTTACACTACTCACGGCATTTTATTAATCTTGTATATAAGTTATAGTAGAAATCAATTTGACAGCTACAGCACCCCTAGAATCGCCTAATTTTAGTATATTCGGAATGAGCTTTCTTTTCAGTACGATTAATCAGTCTTATCTCTTAGAATTTTCAATGTATGTCCAAAGATATAAATCAATATCTATATTTATAAATTTCTTCAATCTCCCTATTGTTAGCAAATCAACTAATGAATATTTTACATCAAATCCGTAATCATCATCGCCATACATTGTGCAGTAGTTCTCAATTCAGTATCAATTCCAACTAATGATAAATTATGTACGAGTTCGTCAATTAGATTCAATACTGTATTATCAATCGATACTGACTCTTTTTCCTCACTTGTAGATACGGTCGATTGCTTGCAGTCGACTATGTTATGTTTTGATCTATCTTGTGTATTACTAACTGTATTACTAACTGTATTACTATAATACTTGCTTTCAGGGATAGGTAAAATAGGGTGTTTTATGATTTTCAAGTACCTCTTACTTATTTCTTGTGAATCGTAAATATGTTCAATTCTTGATGAAACATATCCTTTTTTAACAAGATTATTAATAATAACACTAACTCTTTTTTTAGATAAGCATAGAAATGTTGCAAAATGCTTGTTTCCAGCAAAGCATCCTTCTCCGTTATCTAAACTATCTATCTCTACATATAGTATTTTCTCCTGTAAAGTTAAATTATTACTCAACCATACTTCTTTTGGAATCCAAACACCTTTAAAATCTCTATGCAAACCCATTGCATCCTCCTAATTTTAGTTATAAAAAAAGCCCTTAACCTTGCAAGGAAAGTGAGAATCCCATAATTGCTGACACTGACAATTATAGAAATTTCCTTGCAGAGTTAAAGACTGTTTTGTGTTTTTTAGTGCAACGCCATTGTATTGTATCAGCTTCTCACGACCGACAATTACAATATAATACTTACCTACTGATAATACAAGACAATTCACATAATTATGATTGAAAACAATAAAAACCTTGATTTACAGGGGCTTATGTGTTATATTTAAGTATGATTAAATGCAAGTTCTTTTAAATGTATAACATAGAAAACAATAATAAATAACAAGGAGAATAATAATGAGAAAAGTATTTTTAGGCGGAACTTGTGCGGAAAGTATCTGGAGAGAAGAGTTAATTGGAAAATTAAAGATAGATTACTTTGATCCAGTTGTTGAAGATTGGAATGAGGAAGCACAGGAAAAAGAGATTGAACAGAGAGAAGCCTGCGATTATGTTTTATATACGATAACTCCACAAATGAAAGGCGTGTATTCTATTGCGGAAGTTGTGGATGATAGCAATAAGAGACCTGATAAAACTATATTCTGTTTACTTGGTTTTTATGATGGTGGTAAGTTTACGGCAAGGGAATTAATGTCCCTGTATGCAGTGTTAAAATTAGTAAGTAGTAATGGCGGAAGAGTGTTTACTGATTTAGATAGTGTAGCTAATTACTTAAACAAGGAGAATAACAATGTCACCATTAATTAGATTGCACAGTAAAATATTAAATAATGTATCAGGATTAGTCAAAGAGAACTTAGGTGTGAAATTACAGACAGGTTGGGAATACGCAATGTTTCCTGACTTAGCATTAGGTTCGCATGGGTATGATGTTAATACAGGTAATGGAAGTATTGTTAAGGAGATTATGTGTTGTGCAAATCCTATCTATTCAAACATTGTTTTTAATCAATCAAATATGGTTCACTATATTGCCGATGCACTAAGTATTGGTCAGATAAGCTCTGATTTTTGGGGATTTAAAGACAATATGATTGATTTTAAAATGGAGTTTCATAAATATCCCAAAGTAGAATTTGCAGATGTGATTAAGTATCAGGATAGAGAAGGTATTGAGAATTTAGCTGATTTAGAGTATCAAATTAAATATGAAATGAGAGAAGTGTATAAGTTTAACCAAGAACTACTGAATAATAGTGTATGGAAATACTTATGGTCAAATAAGTTTGAAGTAATGAGATTGAACTTATATCGCAAAGCAGTGATATTAAGCTATATTGGTATATGGTTAAGTGAAAAAGGAGAATTAGAATGAATGATATAGAATTAATTAAGGGTGATTGCTTAGGTGTTATGGATGAATTAATAGATAAAGGCATTGAAGTAGATGCTATAATAACCGATCCACCTTTTGGAATATCAAGAGAAAATAATATCTCTACTATGAAAAATAAATACGGAAAATTAGCATACGGAACAGGAATTGATTTTGGCGAGTGGGATAAAAATGTTGATTTGTATTCTTGGATCAATAAAGGTGTGAAATTGTTAAATAAAAACGGCTGTATGTTTATATTTAATGATTGGAAGAATCTTGGTAATATTGCCAAATACGCCGAATCATTAGGGATGGATATAAAAGACTGTTTTCGTTGGGAAAAAACAAACCCAATGCCAAGAAATAGAGACAGGAGATATATAACTGACTTTGAAATGGGTGTTTGGTTAGTAAAAAAGAAATCTAAATGGGTGTTTAATAGACAAGATGATAAGTTTCAAAGACCTAAATTTGTGAGCAACTCAGTTTCAGGCAAGGAGAAAACAAAACATCCCACTCAAAAACCAATAAACTTAATGGAGCTTTTAATAAAAATACACACAAATGAAAATGATATAATTTTAGATCCATTTATGGGTTCAGGTACAACAGGTGTTGCTTGTAAGAATTTAAATAGGAAATTTATAGGTATTGAGAAGGATGAAGCATATTTTAATATAGCAAAAGATAGGATTGTAAATTATAAAGGAGGTTTAAAGTGAGCGAAGTTTTAAAAAATGATGATGGGTTTTTAAATGTAAATAACGAGATATTAATTAGTAGTAAAGTAGTTGCAGAACAATTAGGTAGAAGACACGATGATGTTGTGAAGTTTTTATTAACTAAAATAAATGACCGAACTAGATCGGATATCTTTTTAGGTGATTATCAAGACAGCATGAATAGGTGTCAAAAAGAAATACTTTTAACCAAAAGAGGATTTACTTTATATATGTTTAGCATTAATGGACACGATGAGTTCAAGCTAAAATATATCGATAAGTTCGATAAAATGGAAAGAGCTTTAAGGGATATTCGATATATCAAGTTCAGTAGGAAACAACAGGTTGAGCAAATGAGTATACTGCAAGATTTATTACCTGAGGAGTTAAAGAAAGATAAGATTCCGTATATTAAGGCAAATATGGTTTCAAATAAAGCTACATCTAATTACTTTGGATTTCCTAAAATGATCAAAAAGGGAGATATGAATATTGATATGTTAGAATTAAGAGATAAGATATTAGATGACTACTTGAAACTATATGATATTGCTGGCACTACTGATGGATTGAAAGAAATTATCTACAATAAATATAAACAGTTATCTATAAAGGAGAGTTAGATGTTTGAGTTAAAAAACAAAGGTGAAACAAGAGAATGTGCCAAATGTAATCACACTTGGTTTAAACAGTATCACTTATGGAATAATGGAGAGGAACAATATATATGTTTTCACTGTGGCACATTAACACCTATTGATATGACGGAAACAATAATAAATGTTAGATTTAGAAGGTTACAATATGAAGAGAATGAGCGTGCAACAGTGAATAATCAAGGACTATTATTAGCAAGTAAGTTTGATTTATATAATACACAAGACAGCACTGGTGAGATATATCAATTAGAATTAAATGGAAATATTATAGGTGAAACTTCACGAGTTAAAACATTAAGAATGATGACTAGGATTCTGCCTAAGAAGTGTCAATTAACAATAAGGGTTCAAAGTTATTCAGAATATAATACACTTAAAAATAGAATATATGCTATATTTGAGGGAGATGCACTTAGAGTTATTACACAAAGCACAAGTAATATTAGGGAGCTGACTGGAATGTCAGATACAACCTTGAATACTTTGAATAAATCAAATAAAACAACATTTAAATACAAACAATTCAAAATACACAATATGCGATTACATGACACTTACACGGTAAAGTCTAATGAAGAAGAGATATTTAAGTCAAATGTGCTGAAAGATGTTCAGAGTAGATATTTTCCTGATAAATCAGTAGATACATTAGGCAGAGCAATCAAAAATGAAAGTTTAAATGATACTGAATATACTTTGGAGGTAAATACTAACATAAGTGAAAGTAATTGTAGTATAATTCGATTAGGACTTATGAGTAAAAAGAGTGATAAGTGAAGTATGATAAAAGCAATAGGTTTTAGTGACAAGTCGAGATTTAAATGTAGGGATTATTTTAAATAGCGGCACATCATCTATAATAGAATATATGTGAAAGGAGATGATTATGTTTGAGCAAAAACACGGTATGGGTGGATACACAGGATGCAAAAGTTTTAATAGTGATATTGTAAGTTATAGACTTCCTAATGAAATATACGCAACGGAAGAACAAGTGTTATTAGAAGAAATTAAGTGGAGGATATTTCTGGAAAACATGGACAACTTAATGAAACAATTAAAAAGTGATTACTTTGAATAATAAGAAAAAAACAAAAAAGAACTTGACAACGCAATATTGATGTAGTATATTAGGGTAGTGGTTAAGCTAAGTTCTTTTAAATGTTATAATTATGGAGGTATTATGTGTCATAGAGTGGATTTTAGGGCAAGCAAACAAAGCAGAAAAAATTAATAAATTGGAGGAGATATGAATTTATATGCAGTAATTTTTATACATCATGCACCAAAAGGTAACGAAAAAGGAATAAAAGAATATGTTTTGGCTGAAAGTGATGAGCAAATGTATGATTATATTGATAGTAAATACATGAGTTGGGATTGGAGTGATAAAGATGAAGACCCAGAAGATTATTATATGGATGATGACGAGTGTCGTACATATAAAGACTATTTAGTTAAAATAAAAGGCGAAATGTATTCGGAACCTGATTTGGATGATTTATTTTACGGCAGGACACTTTTTGGGTGGAAGATGATACAACAGGATTATAATGATGATTGTGCAAGTTTAATAGAATTAGGAGTGATAAGCACAATAAACAAGGAGGAAAAGTGAGTATATTTACAAAGAGAATAGAGGCTAGAGAGCCTGAAACACTAATGATTATAGGAAAACCCAAGTGTGGAAAAACATCCATAGTTAGTAAATTACCTAATAGTGTTATAATAGACTATGAGGGTGGAACTAAATACATAAATCATGACCATGTGATAGATGTGGTTAATTCAGATTTCAGTATGTGGGGAGAGTTATCTAAAATAAAAGGTCAATATGAGTTTGGGATTATAGATACTGCGACATACATGGAACAATACCTAATGACACAAATAGTTAATAGTTATAATAGTATCAGGACACCAGATAAACACATTGCTACAATAGGGGATATACCGCATGGTGGAGGATATGGAATATTGAGGCAGAAAACTGCTGCACATATAGATTTTTTAAAATCTATCTTTAATAAATTAATAATATTGGGTCACACAAAGAGTAGGGTTATTGATAGTGACGAGATAGCATTAGATTTGGCATTAACTGGAAAAAATGTAGACTTAGTTTTATCCGGTATGGATACTATAGCTTATATGCACAGGGATAAGGAGAATGGCGTATTGTCATTTGAAGCAAGTAGCAAAATTGTAGCTGGTTCACGAGTTAGTGCATTAGATAGGCGTAAAATCATAATATCTATTAAAAAAGAAGATAGTATCGATACTTTCTGGAGTGAAATATATCCTGATACTTTAAAACCCAAGGAGAGATAATTATGGATATTACATTAATTAATTGGACAACAAACGAAATAGATACAGTGTATTCTGCTGCTAAATTATGTACTAATAAATTGGATTACTGGGAAAACATTGTAGAATCGATAAAAATAAGTGATAAAATTAAAAAGAAATTGATACAAATAATTGTAGAAAGTGGTCACCATTCAGTACTGGAGCATATAAATCTTACATTCGGCATAAGCGGGATAAGTAGAGCAAGTGGTAGGCAATTATTAAGATCAAGGATAGCATCCTTTACAGAGAAATCTCAAAGGTATGTAGAAATGGATGATATATGCTTCATTAAACCTGAATCTATATCTAGGAATAGTAAAACCAATCTGGCATTTGATAAACTTATGGCTGATATTCAGAATATGTATGATGAAATGATCGAGCTAGGAATACCAAAAGAGGATGCTAGGTTTATTCTACCTAATGCAACACCTACTGACATGGTTATAACTCTTAATTTTAGGGAATTAATGCACATTTGTAGTGGTAGATTGTGTACAAAAGCTCAATGGGAAATACGGGGGGTCGTAGAAGCCATGAAAGAAGAAGTTGAGAAGTGTCTGGGGAAATTCTGGAGTGATATGTTAGTACCTAAATGTGTGTCACTAGGGAAATGTAATGAAAAAAAGAGTTGTGGATATATAAACAAGTAAATGAGATGTGATATGGGAGTTTTAACAATAGTTTCATTGATACTTATGACATTAAAATTAATGAGTATTACAAGTGTGAGTTGGGTAGTAGTAATCTTACCTTTTATGGTAGAATTTATAGTCGCATTGGTGGTTTTATTTATTACAGTATACATTGGAATGAAATCTAAGAAATAATTAACAATAAGGCTTGCGAAAGTGAGCCTACAAGGAGGTTATAATGAATGAAATGATATTTGTTTACTACGAACCAAGTCCACTTGTATATAAAATGGTATTTTTATTGTCTGCATCACCATTCATATATGTAATATTGGCTTTTTTGTGGACTAAAGTTATAAAAAAAATGATTGACAATTATAAATATTGGAAAGACTAACTCTTAAGTAAAGGAGACTGAAAATGATTAAGTATAAAGTTTGGATCAGAAGTTTTGATATTGAAGAAATAGACATAGTGAAAGAAACCAAGAGTTTTGTATATTGCAATATAGGTTTTGTCGGCAATTTGGATTTACACAAGGAAAGCAAGAACTCAAAAGAAGGAATTTATTTCGATACTAGAGAAGAGGCGACACAATATGTGTTGTCAGTAGCAAGTGAAAAACAAGCATTTTATAACAAAGTAATAGAGGATAATAGCCCTAGTTGTGATTACAAGTACACCAAACATGATATAGATATTGCTAAGTTGATTTACTTTCAAGAGGTAGTAGTTACAAGTATAGTGGAATTGTGTGAGAAGAAAATACAGGTATTAGGTGCGATGAAGAAAAAACCCAAAGCTTTAGAATTTTACATCAATTTATTGGATTATTACATGCCAATAGATGAGAAACTAAAAGGTAATACTGACAACAACTCAACTGCACTTCAAGATTCACTAACACCTAACCAAATGAATACTTTCGCAAGAGCAGTGTTTACAGCATTAGAATTGATAGAAAAACATGGTCACAACAGATCAATATGGAATAAAATAGAAAATATGTATAATTTAGTTCATGCAAATAACTATGTTGCCAACAGGGCAGCATTTAACACAGGATTTGGAGGTTAAGAATGAAGTGGAAAAAAGGTGATATTTTGGTTAGTATTGATGGTGAGAAAGAGGTACTTGGGGTGATGGATAATCTATATGTCATGAGCTGTATTGATAATTTTGAACTAGTAGATGGAATGTATCTTGAACAAGAGTTAATTAATCTTGGTTACGACTTACCAGTTCCAAAGAAAATGCACCTAGGTACTACTGAGAGTTCTCTGTATATCTGGTACGACAATGTGTCAATCGGATATATTGATGAAGACGGGGAATGTCGCATATTAAATTCAAACTATTCTATCCAAAATCACAATCAATGGAGAAAAGACGGATGTTTGATTGATAGTACTATTATTGAATGGAATGATAGTGAATATGAACTAGCAAAATCTAGCATAGGTAGTATAGTACTAAGAAAAGCAGGTGTGATTGATGGAGTTATTTACAATTTCCATTACACTCGTTATGAGCATAACTGTAATGACGACAATATTATACGACATAAACATAATAATTGCCCTATAGGGTTTTAAAAAAGGGGAATTAAATTGAATAGAATAACGGACAGAGAGTATGTTAGAAATATGAGTGATGCTGATTTTAAGAAATATCACAGGAACTACATGGAAAAGATCAGTGATAGATTAGAAAGGTGTCGAACCAGCTTTGACAAGGAGCTTTATTCATTCAATTTGCTTGCAATTGGCAATGTGTGTCCTAATTGTAATGAACAGTTTAATTCTAAATGGTCACACGGTAAACACCAAACCTGTAGTAGTTGTACATCGGAGTTTGGATCTTGGGGAAACGCAGTATGTTTAATGAAAATAACTCAACAAGAAGTTGATAATATTTTAATTACGTATTTTTCAGATGTAGAGACACGCAATGTGCAAAGATTATACTTTGATACAGAGTTTGAATCTTGGGGTAGAAATATAAACAATAATGATAAATTAGGACTCATATCTGAATTATTAAGAAGACGACAAAATGGTACATTAGATCAATTTATTGTTAATACGAAATCGATATAAGGAGGATTTAATTGAAAGAAATTAAACAAAATGGAAATACGGTTGAAATAGGCGATAATGGTATGAAAAGAGATAGTAGTGATAGAAAACCAAGATACGACCTTATTTCAGCAGGTTTCCACAGTACGGTACAGGATTATGTATTTGAGAAGATCGATGTTGATTTATATAATATATCAAATAAGTTATTTCAAGTAGCCAAGGATAGCAATATAGAGTTTCTTGGTGAGCTGCTTGGTAATATTATTCAGTATGATATATATGTAAATGGAAACGGTAATTTAGTTGACTACTTAAATGACAACATACTTTACTATTGGGAATCATTAGCGTTCAGGTTAAGTGATGGTGCTAAGTATTATGGTGCTAATAACTGGAAGAAAGCAAGAGGATTAGAGGAGTACGAGAGGTTTATTGAAAGTTTTGTAAGGCATAGTTTTGAGGTATTAAGAAACAGCATAGATGAAGAGCATATATCAGGAGTAATGTTTAATTTAATGGGAATACACTACATGAGAGAAAACGGGTTTGTGAACTACAAACCAATTATTGAAATAAGCATGGATTTATAAAAATATTTAAGTGGTGTAAAAGCCACTTTTTTATATTCATTTTTTAGTAAAAAACTATTGACAAATGATTCAATATGTATTATATTGAGTGTATACTAAAAGGAGGTTCAATATGAATTTATATAACAAGGTAGCATTGGTGATAGCAATATCGGGATTATTGATTTTATCAATAACATCACATATAGCAATTATCAACATTGAGAAAGTTCACAGAAGTACAGTGGTAAATTTTGAGACCCAAGTAGATAGTTTAGCCAAGCGAGTAGTATCACTTAGTGACAGTTTAAGGGAAACAAATATTACACTCAAGGTATGTAGCGAGCTTACAGTACAAAACAGCTTATTAGTACAGAGTAGTAATAGATTAAATGCGGTACATACAAAGGCTCTTAAAGGGATCTTTAAACACCTAGGAGTTAAATAGTGTATTATGAAAAGACAATCATGCAAGAGGAAATAGATAAATATAAACTCGGTGAAGTATTAAAGCAAGTAGTGGAAAAAGATTTATCATTACGAGAATTTGCTGACTATAAACACAGTACATTATTTATCAATTTCCTAAATATGATTTCAGAAGATATATTACGAGACCAATCATTTTCATTGACATATGAAGAGGAATCGGAAGGTATGTTCTTTACTACCAAGGGCGATATAGAAGTAGAAATTGAAATATATGCGGATTTTAATCGTGATTATGATATGCCGCCAGATTACATCGTAAATGATAGTAGGGAAATGATTATAGAAGGCAGTATGATAGCATTAATGGTAAATAAACAAGATGATACTTATTGGTTCAGTATTGATAACTTAACATAAGGAGGTAGTATGAAAGTTGGTGATATGTTAAATAGAATAGGGACTTCGCAGTATCATAGAGTATGCCTAATAGATATATCTAAAGGGAACGACGGAGCAAATATTACTATATATCATCTTAGTGCCGCCAATCATAATTTTCACCTTTATTCAGGACTCAATAGCTATGTAATAGAGGAGATAGAGGAGAAATTTATACTTGTAGATACAATACATTTATCAGTAGAGGAAATAGTGAGGGAGTTGGGGTTAAATGTCAATGTTATTGTTTATTCACAGGAGTTAGTTAAAAAAAGGGGTTGTTATGGAAAAAGCTAGATGGAAGGTAATTAAGGATTACCCAGAATACAAAATTAATCAGTATGGGCAGGTTCGATTAATAGGAGATGATAGTGACATTATTTCCGCAATTTATCAGCGTTCATACACAGGATTAGCAGTTAAGCTTAGGAATCATAAAACTAACAAGGCTACATATAAGGCTGTCAGAAGCCTTGTGTATAAGCACTTCGTAGAGGACAAGGGTGATATAATAATTTCTCATAGGGACAGGGATATACACAACACTTACTATAAAAACTTAGTACACGGGAGGATATAATGAGTAATAACGAAATAAAACAATTGGAATTGACAGTGGAGATGGCAAAAGAGATGTACGAGACTGCAAGCGAAGCAGTAAAAAAGATGCTGGAAGTTAATTTTACTCCAGAGGAATTAGGTGTTGATAATAGACCTAGAAAGTTTGGAGATTTAGGATATATAGGTGGTTTTTATTTCCATGATAATAAAATAAAATACAGTCATAACTTAACTGCTGATCCTATTTTAAATCCATTAGCCGCACCAACAATAGATGATATAGAATCTTATTTGGCGAAGTGTCAACTTCTACAATTAGCAAAGGCTCTGAATGATGGCGAGGTGAATAAGGAGTGGATTAATAATGCGGAGGAAGTTTTCTTTGTAGATAATGTAAATGGGAGTACTCAATACAAAAAAAACTTCCTGTATACAGTATGCACATTTTATATAAGCTCACATAGAAAAGATGTATTGTTCAAGAGAGAAGAGGATGCGTTGTTTAGTCTGAAACATCATCGTAAACTTTGGCTACAGTATTTCATGTTAGATGCGGATGTGACTGACTGGAATAGAGCAACTTATAAAGTGTAATAAAATAGGGTAGCGGGGGAAATTGGTAGGTAAATTTGAGGGGGTCGAATAGAAAAGACCCCACCCCTTGCTTAAATAAGTTTATATATATACATAAGTATTTATATACAGTACTAACAATCCCTACTTGACATAATGGTTATTATCAGAACCACTTTTTCAACCCCCTAAGGGCGTATTCTGAATTATACCCACCTGTCCCCTCTCCCCCGCCAAAACAAAACAAATAAAAGATGCAATCAAAGTTTAATTAATGTAATGAACGAACCCCCTTTACCCCTTAATCCCCCATGCATCCTACTATCCTAATACTTATCCACATAATTACTACTTCCAAATAACCCCCGCTTATCCCCTCTATATGCACACATTCCAATACTTATCCACATCCTTACTTCCACTTACCCACATCTCCCGATACTTATCCGCATAATACACTTATATATATTACTGCACCTATAAATCCCACTATACACAATTAACAAACTCTATATTATCACTTTCGAATATCGAGTATTATAAGCTTCGCAACTATTTCGCCTGCATTATCCGTCGTGTCTCGATAATTACGAGTCTCATAAGCCCTATATGCGCATCTTATATTTCGATTTAGAGCACAAAAAAACACTCTCGAAAGAGTGCTTTAATATGATTAAATAATTATTGTTTTATAGTTTCATCTCTTATATTCTAACACTTAATAACTTGATCATACTTGATTATTGATAACTTCTCGTGCTGTATTGGTACTGTCTCCTGTTTTTTATCTAATACAACTAACAATGCAATCACTGTAAACACTACAAACAATACTATCAATGGTGTTATTATGCCAGCACTGAATACCTTCTTATTCATTTGCCACCCCCCCCCCTTTTTATTTACTCTCAATCGTTAAAAACTACTTCTTTTCTTAATACATAATCAACAAGCATACCGACCATGAATTCTACATTCCATTTTATTTCTACATGATGATCATGTACTAATACACTACATCTCACCTTTTTATTTTGTTTTTGAAGTGTATCAACATACTGCTTTAAATAATATGCATCTTTCATATTGATTATACTTGTCTTTACTAATGCTTCATTCATTTTAAGCCCCCTTTTTTTTGCAAGAATCTAAAAAACCTATTCTTTTTAGTTGATTTACAATATAATCATCTAAGCTTTCATCTATTATATTTTTATCATAATATTGCGCATTGAATCTAATTATAAAAAATACGCAGTGTGCTATTTTGCTAAAATATACCTTGTTTATTACTCTTGAAAGATTTATCTTGCAAGGCTTTTTAGTGTGAAGCTCGCAAAGTTCAGAAACAACTTCCTTTATTGTTAAACCATTTTCTAGCTTGATTGCAATTAGTTCTTTTGTTGTCATTTTAAACCTCTTTTTTTAAAATAATTGAATACCTGTTTTTATTATTTCAATAATCTTGCCCGCAATTTCATTCAAAATTGGAATTTTCGACTCATCAACTTGATTATTTTGTATCAAAAATTCCAATTTTTCAAAGTTTGCAAGTTGTATATCTTGCTTGTTATACTGTTTTTCAAGCTCTTTTAAACCTTTATTTAAAATCATGTCATTATGTTTTGAAATACAATTTCGTACTTCTACTCCAAAATCCATCGCTTTTGTTAAATGTCTCGCATGTCTATCTAATAATTTCATTGCTTCGTTCATTTTTATTGCATCCTGTAATTCCATTTTAAACCACCTTTTTTGATTAAAATCATTTTGTACTCATTTTTTACTCACACATTAGTTTTTCCATTTTTTCATATGAATCTATTTTAACCCATTTATTTGTGAATTTTATATACAAGTAATTGTCATCACATTTCATATGATAATTTATCTTATAGAAAAATAACGTCTTGAACAAGCTTGCTGCATTTAAATTTATAAAATTAGACTCTTCATCTACAGACTCATCAATTGTCACATTTTCAAAATTTAGTTTACAATATATGTGCGATTCGTTAATTTCAACAATATATTCTCTATTTTCTATAATATCACTTTCATTAAACAATTCAATTTTCATTTTAATTTTACTATTTTTAAAATAATGCTCAATAATTTCCTTGATTTCTGTTATTATTATTTCGACACAGATGTCCTTCATAATTTAAACCCCTTTTTTTAATTATTTATATATTCATTTACCATTTTTCGCAATTGCTCAAAATCAATAGTATCACTAAATATTATAATATAAATATCTTCTGGTCGAGCAGGTTTTATATTTTTAACTGCAAAAACGGGTTTATTTGCTAATTTCAGATCTAGATTAAACGGATCAATATGTATACGCCCCTTACCTACGATCTCATTATCTATTATACTATTATCAATTAACATCATTTTAAACTCACCTCGATTATATACTACTGCTTTCATTTCAAGCCCCTTTTTTAATTTTTAATAATTTATAATTAAAAAACTATTATCGTTAATTTTTGATTATTTTTTCAAATTACCACAAATGCGATTCATTAAACCAAGCATTTTCATTTTCTAGTTGATATAAGTAAAATTTTTCATCTCTTGATAAAATAACGCATTGTACTTTTCTACTTTCTATATATTCGGCTAATCCGCTAATTTGTCTTAGGTCTTTAATTTGATTCAAAAATCGCACATTGTCACCAACTTTGAATTTATTTACTAATACCTTCATGTCATCCCCCTTTTTTTAATTTAAAATTATTTTAATGTGCACTAACTAAGAAACTATTATCATTAATTTCAATAAATATTGCTCTGTCTCCTATATAATACCTGATTTCTTGCTTGTCTTCTAAATCACTAACATCATCTTTAGTTATACCGTGTTCGCTTATATATTCATCATAAGTATACTCGATGTATTCTGCACATAATGAAATTGTATCTAATACTATATCTTGTCCGCTTTCGTCAGCAGATCGCTCTAAATAATCAAATAAAGCGACTTTTGCATCATAACTAAAATTAGTGTCGTTATATGTATTACTCATTGCATTTACAAACTCATCTTGACCTATTCTTTTTATTATTCCCCTCATTTTAAACCCCTTTTCTTTTTAATTTACATACCTTTTAATTCTTACATTTTCACTACCAACTAATGACCCGACTGCTTCACATATCCATTCAATGTCGTCAATATTCCTTTCAGACACATTTAATTTTCTTGTTACTTCTTTGTTTTCATTTAATACTTGTAATTCTATTATCATGATTCAACCCCCTTTTTTTTTATTAATATCTACTTGCAATATGCTCTTTTATATTTCATTTGCGCACATCTGATTTCTCTATAAATTGTATCTTTTAAATCTGATAAATCTGAATAATCACTTTTTTTAATCAATATATGCCAGCTTGTCCCGTTCAGTCCTACCCCCCAGCCATTTTTTTCTTTTTGAATATAACACTTTCCATAATATTGAAATTTTTTTCTCAAATCTATCATAACATGCCCCCTTTTTTTTAGTAAAAAACCAAGATTTGTTTAAAAAAATAGCTTTTTACATTGATTGTTTTTTTTCTTGCATCTCATACTTACAATATAACACATTTTTTTCTGTAAGTCAAGGAAAAAATAATTTTTTTTCATTTTTCTTACTTGCTACATCGTATGATTTGCAAGATTGAAACTGTAGCTCGTAACAGTATTTTATATCTCTCTTGCATCTCATACTTATAATATAGTACATCTTACACTATAAGTCAAGTAAAAAATAACTTTTTTTTCATTTTTCCAATTTACATTTAAAAGTGTTCTTGTTTCTTACATTTACAAGATAGTATATTTTACAGTGTAAGTCAAGTAAAAAATAATTTTTTATGATTTGTCATTATAGCAAATTGCATATAATGAACACATGTATAATACATTTACAGATAAAATGCAAGTATTATTTCAAAAAAACACCCAATACACCCCTCTATATATAGTCTTCTATAGATAGTCTTCTATAGATAGTCTTCTATAGATAATTTCTTATAGATAAATTTATATACATACCCTTCTTTATAAAGTGTAAATATTTTATAATTGAGATTTTTTCGCTTTTCGTAGTATAGTCAATGTCACTATGGACTTACTTTTTTACGAAAATGAAAATGAAAAACACCTTGCGTAAACAATGTGTTGAGAAAAATTATTTAATATCAAGAGCGTAAGCCTCGAACCACACTTCCTTATGATAAGAATTTACTGCTCCGTAATTTACATCAGGTACCTTTATTGACAACTCGTAATCTACCTCACTTTGCATATCCCTAACAACCTTAGTAAGTTGTCTCCAATCAAACTTCATTCCATGATATATAATCTGCATCTTTTTTACAGTAGCATAATCAAGTGATTTGTCAAGTTCAACCTTAAGCTTCTTGTTTTCTTTAGAGAATTTACTTGCTGTCGCCATCGATGTAGCTTCTCTCCTACTTCCAATTTCTGCCTTAGTCCTCACTGCTTCATTTCTTTCAAGTAATGCCTGCTCTTTCTTTTCAACTTCATCAGCATAGAGCCTTAGTGCTTCAGGTAATGATTGTGGTAAACTTGCTTTCAGTTTCTTCTCGCATTCAATGAAATACTTTCTCGCTTGTTTACCTTTATTATTTCTTGCGAGCATAGATAATTCTTTAGCCATATCTAAAGAAAGTTGGTATTCTTTTGTCTTCCCACCACTTACTAAATTTTTAGTAAACGATTTATAGTCTTGATTTTCAATAAAATCAAAGTCTTTAATTGAGTTATTAATCCAATCGTTAAACCTACTTTTAATTTCCAAAAACAAATACAATTCTCTGCCGTCAACTCTTCTTTCATTCTCAACCACTTCAATCTTAATTAATTCATTCATCTTAAACACACCTTTCATAAGTTAATTGCATAATGCCATCTTTATTTTCAATACCTAAATTCATTAATTCCATTTTAAACTCCTTCATAATAAACCACACAATTCGGTTGTATATCATAAGTCTTTCCATCATATGTTACATTGATAAATTTTCCATAACAATTTCTCCAAACACGATTAACTTCTACAATTTTACCAATTGGTATTTTTTCATAACGACTATAGTGGACACCTGTTTCACAATAAGCCTCCTTTACAGTATACAATAAAGTTCCTTGTGTTACATTGTATGTATCGTCGTTTAAAAACATTAAATTACTATCTTTTTTAACAGATGGTTTCTCAGGTGGTTTCTCAAAAAGAAACGCATACTCATCTTTTAGAATTGAAACCTTTTTGGATATAGGTTCAGGCACTGACTCTCCTGATTCTACCTTAGTACTTACATCTACTGCATCACCCGTATTTGTAGCAAGCACTAATATGAGAATTAGTAATACGATTGCAATTAGTACCTCCATTTTAAACCCCTTTGTGTAATTGTGTATATACTGACAATGCCATGCCTATTGCATCAGCCTCGTCTTCAGTACTCCACTCAATATTCATACTGTCAAGCTCTGCCTGTGTCATCAATTTATTCTTCTTGCCTTTCCATTCATTAACACTAATCATATCTACATACAATCCTAATTTGGTGAATAATGTAAAATAAAACATACTCGCATAGTTAACACTTGTAAATGCCCATGCACTCCTGTGAGCCCTACAGTTCTTCTTATTAGCAAAACCCTCTATCAATACCACCACTGAATTTTCTTCGTGATAATCCAGTATTAGCTCCATTAAATTAGAGAACCTAATGTCATCTTGTACTAATTCCCTAAACCTATTTAATACAGGTATTGTCTTCTTTTTCCGAATACTTTGCATTTTAAAAAAACCACTCTCAATTACATTACCTGTAGTTAAGTCAAATATACACCACCCATTTTTCCTAGTTGAACCATCAATAGTGAGCAGTATGTTTGCCTGCTTAGCCTTATCTATAACTTCCTGTCTAATCAACTATACCTCCTGTTTTTATCGCAAACTATCTATCGTTATTACTATACTCATTTTAAATCTCCTTTAAAGTTTCACTTGCTCCGCAGAATACCTTGCTCTTTCATCACTTAAAGATATATTAAATATTTTCATTATTGACTCTTCTATCTCCAATACTGTATCCTTATTATAAAGCGTGACAACATCGTATACACACAAATCGTTATCCCTCATTTGATCAAGTAAACTTTCCTTGTTATCATAAAAGATAGTTTCGCCTGTGTAATTGTTTTTTATATAATAATAAGGTGCATCCAATATCTCTATCTTATTATCACCCCAATAAGGACTATCTTCAACACATATTAACGAGTACCTTAATGATAAAAAGTGTGTTTCAGTAACATAGGAATCGTGATCAACAAATATATACTTATCTTCATGATGTACCCTTATCGCTATTTTCAACCTCTCAAACATTATTATCTCCTTATATAAAAATAGAGCAGGCTTTCACCTACTCTTATTTGTTATTAATATATATCATCCTTTCAGTTTACTATTAAAACGGTACATCACTACTATTGATTGGTGCTTGCACATTTTTAACTCTTTCATCTACTGGTTCCAACTTCCTTGCTATTTCAATATCCTTAGCAGGCTTGTTTTTAATAAACTCACTGAATGTTTTATTATCAGAAACTCTATACGACCCCTTAAGATCATATTTAAACTTATCCTGACCTTGAGTATTAGTATAATCTACCCTTACCAATCCAATATGCACCTGATTATCCTCAGGTATATTTGTTAAACTAAGAGCTGTATTATACTGTAGTTGAACCATCGTGGTTTCTAAAACCAAATTTCCTTGACTGTCTAAAGGATGTCCAATATTGTTCATCAATGCCGTAAATATACCTATTGCAAATTTGACAGCACCATTTTTACCTTTCGTGTACAATTTACTAAATGTCTTTTTACCACTACTGTTTACAAATGTTATACTTACAATATTTGTCCCGTTTTCATTCTCGCTAAACATAACCTCTTTAACTGTCACATTCTCATTTAACCCTGTTATAAAACCACTACCAATACTTGCATTTGCCGCTTCTTCTTTAGCAATTGACCCGCTTAACATACCTATATCGAAACTCATTTTTAACTCCTTATTTTACTTTTAATTTAGTGTCTATCCTTAATGGATACTTAAACACTTGTGACATTTTATACTTCGCTACACTTAATTTCTTTTCCATCGATATATGAAATTGCTTGTGTCGACTAACCTCCCAATGTATCACTTCGTACATCTTTATAAACCTATCGTATATCACGAACCTGATAAACTTCCTAGTGATAACCATATCTTCAATATTGCCCTCGTAACTTCTATGTATTGCATCCACCCATTTGTTTATTTTTAACCATTCCTCTAATCTATAAAGCATTATTCCCTACTTACAGCTACATCAATGATTGGGGCATACAATTCGTCTAATGATAAACCATAAAACTTAGCTATCTTAGTCCATATTGATATTTGACCCTGCCCTACATCGTGTTTCTCGTACCTCCTAAGAGTTTTAAGTTGAATACCTATCCCACTACTTGCTTCTTTTTGAGTCAGATCTTCAATATCCCTTAGAATCCTTAACTTATGCCCAATACTTTTGATCGTTTTAATCCTCATTATACCTCCTAGAAAGAAATTGGTTTTTTGTTGTATTTGTGTCGCATGATATTATAATCACCACACTGTGCTAGATATTCATTGCCTCTTAAATCATATATGTACCCATTAGAAATATCTTTTCTACTTAAAATACCGAGGTCACTTATTGTATACTCTCCACCTTTCCATTTCATAGAATCTCTATTTACTTGCATTCCGTCTTTTCGCCATTCATTGTATGCTTTAACCTTGTTCAAGTCATTTAAAATATAGCACCCTCCTTGCTTATTAATATGCCCTATTTGCTCTCCTTTGTATTCGATAATCAACGAACCATCTATAATATATAGGTACAATTTGTTGATATGCCCCATTGGATATTCATCACAAGCATTAACTCCTCTTGATTTGCAATTATCAATCATTTCCCGCATCTTCGGAGTTATGTCACTAGTATATAATTCGTAATTTTCATATATATCATAAGAGAGACCATCATGTGCAAACACTTGTTGTTCTTTAGAATCCCACACATGCAACATCATCATAGATAAATCTTCATCATCCCAACACCAAACTAAACTCCTATCTTCCCAGTCTTGCTTTTTGTGAGAAACTTTCCATCTCATGAATTGCCAAACTCCACCAGTTTGTTTACAGTTAGGTTCAGGGTTGTATTTGATAATAAAGGGAGGATCCGCTCGTTCATCAAAAAAACAATTGTCACCCTCTTCACTTTCCAATGTATTACCATCCATCATTAATAGAATCATTTCTTTTTTCGTCATTTCCCTAAATTCATTACCTTTCATCACCTTGCTCCTTTTTTAACATTTAAAAGATACCTTAATATACTACATTGCCATTTACTTGTCAAGTAAATTATAATTTATTTTTATCACACCTCATATTCATAACAGCCAACTCCAAATGCTCGAGACTTATACTATAAGGAACATCAGTTTTATAATAATGCTCTAATTCAATACTCAACTTATCGCTAATAAAAAAACCTTCTTTACTTTTAATCCACTTGGTAAATTTAAGTGCAAAATCTTTACTATCCTTTTTGTCACCAAAACTCACCTTAACTTTTGCTCCGATAGTGATTAGCCACCCTGTTATATACCCACACAGTACCTCGTATGGTTCCGTGTATTGAAAATCACCCTCTACTGACAATCTTGCAGGATAAGTGTGCAATACACTCCTCTTCTCGTCAAATATAAGCATATGTGTTTTAAGATAATCCTGAAACTCTAGCATACTACAATTTCCTCCAGGAGTAATCGTTAATTACATATTTCTCATTAAAATTAATCTCCTTGAACCTTCTTGTTGCCTTATCAAATATCATTTTTACCTCCCCTAGGTCGCCTGCTTCTCTATTTTTCACTATTTCTAAATTCATGTCATGATCACCACCCTTTTTCATCCTGTGAACAATCAATACATTATCTGCCAAATTGGTTATATTTCCTGATCCAGCTATTGATTTCTTGGACACTATTTCAGATTTATTTGGATGTGCTACAAGTATAATGTGTACCGGGTACTTCTTTACGAAATTAACCATATCAACTATAGCTTCTGTCTCTTGTTTTAACTCGTTAGCTCCGTAATTACTCTTGCCTAATGTTAAAAAATTATCTATTACAAAGAACTTTACGCCTAATCTACGATACAGATAACTAAATGATTTCAATACAGCCTTGGTCTCCACAGATGATTTAGTACTATCGTACAAATAAGCATTATCATCGAACCATTTATCGATTTTCTTTACCGCATAATCTTTTGGTATATACTTTATTTTTCCGTATTTATTTCGATACTCAACAAGATCACTTTGGTTGCAAGCTTGGCTTAGTATCCATGACTTATACTGATTATGTGATAATTCTGCGGAAAACACCCCTGCCTTATATCCACCCTCTACAATATTTAATAGTATTTGACCTAGAAAAGTTGATTTACCCGACCCATTCTCACCTGTTAAGATAGTTAATTCGTTCAATCTAAACCCTTCCAATATGTGCGATAACGAATGAAAACCAGTTGGTATTGATTCCAGTTCTCTGTTTACTTTAATACTAGATAAAGATATAGCACTTTCATTACCAACTAATCTATAGGTTTTAATGCACTTCAGTACATTGTCAATACCTTCCGCTACCAACAACTCATTAACATCATTATGCTGCTTAGGCACAGTAGATATAGCCATTTTTTCACTACCATAGCGGATGATAGTGTTTGCAATAAACTCCTCACCAGCTTTGTCATTGTCTGCTATCAATATAATTAATGGTATTTCTTCCAACCAATCAAAACAATTCTCAATCCAACTCAAATCACTTGTGCCAGATGGTATTGACACAACATTAGTATATCCACTTTCATATATACTTAAAGCATCTATCTCGCCTTCACAAATGACCAGTGTCTGATGTTTATCTATATTGTTCATGCCCCACAATATAGGTTTTGAACCTGACACTCTCCAGCTCTTTTTACCATCACCTTTCTTGTAACCAATAGCTCTGTATTTACCAAAAACCTCTTCTCCATTGTCATCATAATATGGAAAATAAACAGATGGTATGATACCATCCCTGTAGTAATTCACCTCTCCAATATCAAAGGCATTTAATGTCTCAGTACTAATACCTCTATCTTTAAATTCCCGTACTGCTTGGTCTCCAAGTTCTTTATGTTTGACATTAGGCTTAGTATACTCTTTAGGCTTAATATACACCCCGTTGTCTTTCACATTATCCGTAATACTTAACCCCATTTCCTCTTTGACTTTATTAAACGCCTCTTTAAATTCAATATTATACTTGTCTTCATAAGCTGAAAATATATCCAACTTTTCACCACATGAAAAACATTTCCAGAAATTACCATCTTTATACCACTTGAAACTTGGTGTTTTATCTTCATGAAACGGACAAGAAGCATCATTCCCTTTATATGCGAAGCTATACAAACTAGCTATTACATCCTTAGCTCTGTCTCCGTATCGCCCTCTTAAATCATCAGTTGTTATTTGCATTACCACCTCACTTCATACTTGTAATTTACTCCAACTACATCTATGCCTCCATATCTAACTTTGGCTCTTCATAAACCTCTTTTTCAATATCAGGTTTCGCATTATTATTCACCTTTGGTGTATTCTCTACTGTCTCATCTAAAAACTTCTCCATACCATTTGCCTGTTTAATAAATGCAGTCAGTTCAAATTTATGTGTATAAAAACATTCGTCATCAATTAATATACCATGATAATTATCCATGGATTCCTTGGCTTGCTCAACAGTATATGTTTTCAATAGCGTATTAATAGCACTCTTAAGCTTAGGAGATATAACCTTTTTTATCTTAATCCTCTTGCTATTCCAATATTCCACTAAATCTTTAACGACATCCATACTAACTGACGGTTTCTTTTTGGGTATCTCCAATACAGCATAATGAGTTATATTCTTAATCAATGCCCATTTAGTCCTGCCAACAACACCATAGGATATATTCCTAATAATACGAGCTATTTTCCACTCTTTATCCTTGGTAACAACAAGTACTTCTTTTCCTGAATTAATAATCTTATCTTCCTTACCTAGCTTAATCAACTCCATCACATTCCTCCAAAGAATAGTTTTTTAAACAATCATTTAAGTAATTCGCCAACTTCTCAACATCATCTTTGTCCCATACAACAAAAACATCTTTATCGTCATATAAGCCATCTCTACAAAGGCAGTTCAAGTCAGCTTTGAACTCTTGAAAACTGTCTCTTTTTTTCATAGTACCCCATGACCAAGCGTCATAATCCATATCAAACTCAGTCAATAAGTCTTGCTCATGCCAATCATAATCCATATCACTCTTATTGCTTTTTTTACAATACAAACCCTTCATTACCTCAGATCCACTATAAATATCTACTCTACTGTAAATAATATTTCTCGGTAAATTCAAAAAATCCTTTCTTTTGTATAATCTCACAACTCCTCCTATATACTTAATATTCACTTATTTTTTGATATCCACCTATTTCTTGTGATCCACTTATTTTTTGATATCCACCTATTTTTTGATATCCACCTATTTCTTGCCATTCACTTATTTTTTGATATCCACCTATTTTTTGATATCCACCTATTTCTTGATATCCACCTATTTCTTGATATCCACCTATTTTTTGATATCCACTTATTTCTTGATATCCACCTATTTTTTGATATCCACCTATTTCTTGATATCCACTTATTTCTTGATATTCACTTATTTCTTGATATTCACCTATTTCTTGCCATTCACCTATTTCTTGTGACCCACTTATTTCTTGATATTCACTTATTTTTTGATATCCACCTATTTCTTGTGATCCAATAACTATTTGATATTCACCTACTATTTGATATCCACCTATTTCTTGTGATCCACCTACTATTTGGTATTCACATACTTCTTGCCATCCACCTATTTCTTGTGATCCAATAACTATTTGATATCCACCTACTATTTGATATCCACCTATTTCTTGTGATCCACCTACTATTTGGTATTCACCTATTTCTTGCCATCCACCTATTTCTTGATATTCACTTATTTTTTGATATTCACCTATTTCTTGCCATCCACCTATTTCTTGATATCCACCTACTATTTGGTATTCACCTATTTTTTGATATCCACCTATTTCTTGTGATCCACTTATTTCTTGATATCCACCTATTTCTTGTGATCCAATAACATAATCAAAATATTTAGTAGTATATGATCCTGAAACATAATCCTTTATATTTTTCATCTATAACTACTTTCATAACTCCTCCTATATACTTAATATCCATTTTTTATTATCATTCCAAAATTTTAAACCTTTTTTACCATCCATGTCTATTATTTCTTTATCTGTAAATAATTTCCATTCTTTTTTTGTATATAATTTACATCCTATTTTTATATGATTATCTAATATGTAAATTACATAAATATTACCAGTTATTCTTTTTATACTTTTTGTACTGCATTTCATTATACTAATTATTTCACTTACTATTTGTGACCCACCTACTATTTGATATTCACCTATTTCTTGCCATTCACCTATTTCTTGTGACCCACTTATTTCTTGATATTCACTTATTTTTTGATATCCACTTACTATTTGATATTCACCTACTATTTGGTATTCACCTATTTTTTGTGATCCAATAATTTCTTGATATCCACTTATTTTTTGTGATCCAATAATTTTTTGATATCCACCTATTTCTTGTGATCCAATAACTATTTGATATTCACTTACTATTTGTGACCCACCTATTTCTTGTGATTCACCTATTTCTTGATATCCACCTATTTCTTGCCATCCACCTATTTCTTGATATTCATTTATTTTTTGATATTCACCTATTTCTTGTGATCCACTTATTTCTTGATATCCACCTATTTCTTGTGATCCAATAACTATTTGATATTCACTTACTATTTGTGACCCACCTATTTCTTGTGATTCACCTATTTCTTGATATCCACCTATTTCTTGTGATTCACCTATTTCTTGTGATCCACTTATTTTTTGATATCCACCTATTTCTTGTGATCCACTTATTTTTTGATATCCACCTATTTCTTGTGATCCACTTATTTCTTGATATCCACCTATTTCTTGTGATCCAATAACATAATCAAAATATTTAGTAGTATATGATCCTGAAACATATTCTACTTTTTCTAATCCTTTATATTTTTCATCTATAACTACTTTCATAACTCCTCCTATATACTTAACAAAACACTGTTCACGCCTGTTGAATATCCTAATTGGTATCGTAGCCTACCTATGTAAAACATCAAGCAGAACGCTAATATAATCAATAATACGATGTATCTTTTTGCATTATACTCTCTCATTTGATTTCCTTTAATTTAAGCCAAGCAACTATATCTTTAAGATATAGATAATTACCGCCTCTAATCGATGTTGTTTGTGTTCTAAAGGCTAGTATATGCTGCACAGTTGATAATGGTACACCGAAATACTCCGCTACATGTCTTTGTTTTAACCCTGCCTTAGCTAGCATTACATCAAACTCTCTTCTTATTTTCATTATTCTTCTCCTTTCCTATATATCTCATTTAATTCAAGCAATATTAACCCAGTCTGTCTTAATTCAGTTATCAATATCGCATATTCAGTGACATTCATATCGATATTTGCAACCTTATCTTGCCTATACTTATTTTCATTTTCCAAACGATCAATCACCTTTTTTAGTAATTCTTTAGTTTTCATCATAATACTCCTTGCTTTAATTTTACTTTTACTTTAAGATTACACTTTTAAAAGAACTTTAGTTTTTTACTACAACCCTTGGTATAAAAAGTGGGCTTTTACACCCACTGACTTCAAGGAGATGAAGAATGAAAACTTTAATTTCTTATTTAATATAATACATTGATTACTATTTGTCAAGGATAAAATTAATTTATTTCTAATTGGTATGTTTCGAGCCATACTTCCTTGTGATATGTGTTTACCTTCCCATAATTAGCATCAAACACCTTATCCATTAATTCAAAATCAAACTCATCCTGCATTTGACGAGCAGTATCCTTAAGTAGTCTCCAATTGAATTTAATGCCGTGATATTGCAATTGCATTCTCTTTATGCTTGCATAGTCCTTAGATTTATCAAGCTCTATTTTAAGCTTTTTAACTTCTTTAGATTTTTGTGAAGCTGTGTTCATTGCAGTAGCTGTTTTCTTATCACTTATATAAGATTTGGTTCTAACCGCCTCATCTCTTTGAGTGATAGCTAATTCTTTTTCCTGCTCTCTAACTATTAATGCTTGCAATGCTTCAATATAAGTTGTTGGTAAATTAGCCTTCAATTTCTTTTCACACTCAATAAAATAATTTCGTGCTTCCTCACCTTTTTCAGTTCGTGCCATCATAGATAATTTTTTAGCAAAGTCTATTGATAGCTGAAAATCCATAGTCTCATTGCCGTTCGTCTTAATGACGAACCCCCTATAATCTTAATTAATTCCATTTTAAACTCCTTTTAATTATTATGATTAATTCCAATATAATAAAACAAACTCTATATGTCAATAATTTAATTTATCAATTTTATCCTTGACATACAACACCAATAATATTATATTTACACTGTAGATTTTTTCTAATGAATTTATTCAAAGAAAGCTACTCGAATGAATCTTATCTGTTTGAAATTACTGTTCGGATTCATCTTAAATAAAGGGGATAGAAGAGTTTAGCATAGCCCCACTGCTGATTGGTGTTAATAACAGGTCGTAAGCAGGCTAATGAGTGTATATCGCACAATAAACAATACGACATAGGTAGCAATGATATTAAAGCACCCACCTGATTGACAGAGGCTCTATGAAGAATAGAATTAGCGGTCAAAGGTAAACACTTTAGGGTATTTTTTTTTAAAATCTTACCCCTAGGATATAGTTTACCTGAAATCAAAAGGATATGAAGAATAGTATTAGTTATAGTGTATAGTAATAGTAATGTATTTTAATTAAGGAGTTAAGTTATGAAGTTTAAACATTTAGTTATGTTAAAGGAAAATGGTTATTGTCTGGTATATAAGAAGTATAGAAAAAGGTTAGTTCGTAGAATATTAAACAATTCATATATGGTGGAGCTTATCCCGTTATTTGAAAATACTAAAAAATGGATTGAAATGTTTAAACACGATAAATATATTAAGCTTTGTATTCACCCATATATAGGAGACTTAATATACGAGAACATACATAAATATAGTAAAGAACAACAAGAGTATATTATTGATGCAATATATAAGTATTCATTCACTACGAGTATATACAATACATCTGCAGTTGCACTAATGAAGCACGGCTACTGTATTCAAGAGTATTTAAAGTGTAATGTTAAAGCATACAGAGAATATGCGATGGATATTAAATAACTCCTTGACTTCAAGGTGTGAATTTATTATCTTTAGATAAGGAATTAATCATAATAATCAAAAGGAGTTTAAAATGGAACGAAACTTAAGAGAAATTAGTTTTTATGTTAATACAATATGCTCTATACAATTAAGACGAAAATTAAAGGTAGATGAAGATGAGATAAGCATATTTGGTATAGTTGTAAATCCTTCTGATTCTATAGAATATATAAACCCAACATTAGCAATAAATACTATTGATGGAAAAGAATATTTGTTTTACTTTAATACTGATGAAGAATTAAACAATGCTTATGAAGATTTTTTAGGAAAAAGTGCAATTTCAAATATAGTCTTAATTTGTGCAACTACTACTTGGCAAAATAGTTTTGAAAAAAAGAATATAATTAAAAGGAGTTTAAAATGGAATTAATGAATTTAGGTATTGAAAATAAAGATGGTATGATTTTAGTGAGTAGTAGGATTGTGGCAGAGAAATTGGAAAAGGAACATAATAAAGTTTTATTAAAAATAAGAGAAGTTTTAACTAAAGCCGAATATGGCTTGAGTGAATATAAAGCCACAAGTGGCGACATCTTTTTAAATAAATGTAAAGTAAACAAAGGGGTTTAAAATGGAATTAATCAAGATTGAAGTAGTAGAAAATGAAAGAAGAGTTGATGGTAGAGAGTTATGGAGATTTTTAGAAATTAAAACCGAGTTTGCGAAATGGGTTGATAGATATATTAAAGACTTTGACTTTATTGATGGACAGGACTTTTCGTCATTTTTGGACAAAAGTAAAGGTGGTCGACCAAGTAAGGAATATCAATTATCTTTAGATATGGCAAAAGAATTATCTATGTTAGCAAGAAATGATAAAGGTAAAGAAGCAAGAAAGTATTTTATTGAGTGTGAAAAGAAATTGAAACAAGCACCACAACAACAAGCACCACAAACAAGATTAGAGTGGATAAAACTAGCATTACAACAAGAAGAAGAAAAACAACAATTACAAATTGAAAAAGATTATGCTGTTAGAACTAAAGCCGAAATTGGCTCGAGACGGGAAGCAACATCTATGGCAACCGCAAGCAAATTTTCTAAAGAAAACAAGAAGCTTAAAAGTTATATTGGTGAGTGTGAAGATTATGCAACTATCTTAGCAGTTGAACGAATTTACAAGGATGGTGGTTTTAAGTGGAGAGAACTAAAGAAGTATTGTATAGCTAATGAACTTGAAGTCAAGGAAGCACCAGATAAGCGATTCGGCAAGGTGAAATCTTATCCTGCTAAAGCTTGGTTAGAACTGTATGGTGTAGAATTAAGCGAGATATTTTAATAACAAACAAAGCCCTTTAATTAGGGCTTATTTTAGATATTGTTCCAAGCTCGACTTGTCAATAATTATTCTACCATCTACCTTGTATGAACGAACCTTTTTCTTACTAGCAAGATCATATAGGGCATTCTTTTCAATATTAAACATAACACTAGCTTGCTTAACTCCTATGAAACCATTAAGTTTCCTTACTTCCTCATACTGAACAAGTTTACCTCGTAGATAACCGTTTGATTGCCTTATACCTCCCATATTGAGTAATAAAGCAAAGATCGTTATTGCCATTACTGCACATATCCCACCCATTAATCTAATATCTTTTAGCATTTATCTTCCTTTCAGCATATTCTATTGCTACTGCATGGCTAATTGTATCATCTATGAAATTTGCAAAGTCAGCATATAGACGATATATTTTATTATTCTCAATATCTTCATATAGAAACTTCAATTCATCCTGAAACTGCTCCGTTCTTTCCTTATGATGCCTATTGAAATCACTACTCCATTTAAACCCGACCATATCAATAGCCTTGATGATGTATTCCTGTGTTTTGCCATCAATAAGATTCAACCAATACTCCAAATGCTTAACATCAACACCTCTTTGTTGCATACTGTTATGAAGCGATATGATTTCTTGGCTTTTATTACTAAGAAACTTCTTGACTACTGTATTGGAGACTAATTGTAGTTTCCTATTGGCTAATGCAGATAATTTGTAATCATAATTATGTAGTGTAGCTTGAATATCCCTATTGGTTTCAATAACAGTAGTTAATTCAACAATAACTTCGGTATTCCTGTCAGTATCCTTCCCTATCTTATCAAGCTTAATATTTATGGAATCTAAGGGTTTATTTTTACTTACACCCACTTTGTAATATGCCCAAATACCAAATGCAACTAATATTGACAGTATAATCTGAAAATATACTGGTTGACCTTTTGTAATAGTAGTTATTTTACTTATCATGGTACTTATTAATGACACACTTTCCATTCTATTACCCCTTTATCTGTTGCAATAACTCCTTGTTTCTCTTAGCCCTATTTGGTGTTTGTTTTGCATACTGACTATCCATTATCTCGTTCCCAGCATCAAAATATCGTTCATCCCTTAAATATGAAATAGTTTTTTTGAACTTTTTAAAACCATTCAACCCTAACTGGAATATCATATCATAAACCACAAGCATAGCACTCTCACTTAACATGTTGAGACCGAAGATAGTTCTGTATTGTATATCTATCTTTCGAATATCATTCATTAACAATGTGTCTATATTTTCATCGGTCAACATGAAATCATCCCAATCATTAGTATAATATGCTTTCATTTGCTCTTTATTTAGCGAATTTACCTCACTCATACTAAAAGGATTTGTTTCAAGGTTTCTACCTACCCCTATGGTTAAATAGCCAGCAGTACACTTGTATGCCTTATATTTAATACCCTCTTCCATTTTCAACTTTTCTATTAATTTATCTATAAACATCATTAAATATCCCTCTTTTCTTTTTGAGTTTTTTTAGAGTTTCCAAAATAAAACTTTAATACATCGTTTGGATAGTTTGATACATAACCAAGTAAAATCATAGCTATATCTCGATTACCGCCTTCTAATCCAATATACAAAATTGTAAACATAAACACGAACGATAACACAACTACCATTAAGGCGAGGTATTCGTCAAATCTTCTAATAAATTTATCATTACTTTGATTATCACTAATTGCTTTTGATCTCGTATTAGCCAAATCTTCATTTTCTAATCTTATTAACTCAAGCTCATTATTTATCTCTAATTGTTTAAGTTTAAGAATATTCTCTGGATTTTTCAAGGCTTTTTCAATATCATTTTCATTACTCAAACCCAAGGTGTTACAAATCAAGTCCGATACAACATTACCACCGATAGGTAAGGTTTTCCCCAAGAGTTTCAAGCCATTCCTTGCTAACACTTTCCCTATTTTTTTAAAATTCATAGCTCCATCCTTTACATAAAAATTAATGCTATTATAGTTGAGAATAATAAAATATCACCAAATACAATGATGTAATACAGTATTCTTAATTTCTTATTAAAAATAACCATATTCTCCTTAAAACACCTCCTATAAGCATTTCTGCTCACCTCATTGATAAGATGAGCAGAATAAAACCCTCCGAAGAGGATCATTATTATTATACTACTGATATTCCAGTTATTGTCCAACCTCGTGCTTCAAGATTAGTCACTGCAGTATTGCTCGCAGTCGTTCTTGTCATTCCTGTAGCTATGAAATCTCCATTATCTTTAGTGCAGGCTTCATATGCTTCCAATGTAGCGTCCATATCAGTGCTACTCATAGCAGTGTTTGACAAAATACTGACAAAAGGAACATCATCTCCAGATACATTTACATAAGCTCCTGTTGCATTAACACAATTAGTTAAATTTAAACTATTATTTAAATTAGATAAATCTGCCAAATCTCCTGTTATTAGTGAGCAATCAGTTAAGCTTAAATAACTTTTTAAATTAGGTAAATCTGCCAAATCTCCTGTTATTAGTGAGCATTTAGATAATCCTAAATGCTCAGTCAAATTGGGTAAATCTGATAAATCCCCTGTCATTTCAGTGCAATCCATTAATCTGAGATAGTAATTTAAATATTTAAAATCTTTTAAATCACCACGATATAAAGTATTAGTGTCATTATCATTCAACTCAACACCTACACTATTAATAAAATCACCTTCTAAAATTACCCTGCCTGCTCTTGTAAGTGTTTTAACAGGTCGTTCTGCTGTCGATGTAGTCCCATCAATGAAATACCATTTTCTATTAAGTACATTTGTAGCTGAAAAATCAAATACCCCTACTTTTGCGAATAAGGTTATTTGTTGTAAAACTGTATTATTAACCCATTCAGAACCATTATAAGTATGTTTGCTATGAGTAGTTAAATTATACACTTCGGCACCATCAGTCATTCCAGTTAAAGCATTCATTTCAGTGGTAGTTACTCGTGTTCCGTAACTATATGAAGTAGTTGCGATAGTATCAGGAGTTATATCTAATAGTCCGTCAGGTGT